TTTTACGAGATGTTTGATCTAACATAGCACGTAACTGTTCTAATAATGCTATTTTTTCTGCTCTAGCGTCAGTTAATAAATCTTGTTGATTTAATGTTACCTCAGATCCAGGGATAGGAACAGTACTATATTTTCCTCTTACATATGCTAACATTTCTTTAACTAAACATAAAGTGTATTGACGAATCCATTGTCTACCAATTGAATTTATTTGTACATAAACTGGATTAGTATAAGGTACATTTGATACATTAGTAATTAAACTTCCTGTTGCTTGAGCATTATTTGAAGTTACAGGATTATTTCTTTCTTCTTGTATAATGTAATGAATAAACATTTTGTCATTATACCCTTCCGTAACTCCAGTTGGAATAGGAAATATTCTAACATGATTATTATGAATATCAAATGAGAAAGCTGCTTTTCTAATTTGATCATTTAATTGAATTGCTTGTACTTTTTGTACATCAAAATATATAGGCATTAACAAGAAGTTAATACCAGGAGAAAATTGACCAAATCCAAATGTTTCAAGTAATGATTGGATACCAGTACCAGTACCAGCGTATGGATCAAAATAACGAACAATTGCTGGTGGTGATTCGTAAAATATTTTTTTAATTTCAATAGAACCTGTGATGCCTTGAGCTTTTAATTGTGCAGCAACATCATAATCTTGTACATGGTTTTTTAATGTAAATGAACCAGTATACCAAGTAGTATAACCACCTGCTCCTGCTTCAGAAGCATATGTTTCAGAAACACGAATTATACTACCAAGATTTGGTGTTATAACTTGATTATTTAAAGTATAACCAGCAGAACCAGTTGTACTACCTTCTAAATTAAGATAATTTTCACGAACTTTCCATTGGTAAACTTCATTACCGTATGTAGTAACTGCTTCTTCAAAAGCAGTAAAAAATGAACCTGATTGTAATTCAACTTCAACTAAAGGATAGCCTAAGCGCTGTGCACACCATTGTGCTACATTAACAGCATCTGTTCTAAAGACACTGTCATTATCATAAAACTTAAATGGAGTTGAACTACCAGAAACATATGTTGAGGTACCGTTATAAATTGCTATATTTGACATTACTTAAGTAGTATTTAACACGTATAAATATAACTATTTTCCGTATTCGTATTCAAGTATTTTGCCTACTAAATCAGAACGATGGTTTTCTTTCAATTTAATCCACTTAATTTCCTCAATTTTTTTAGATAATTCAATAACGTAGCTTAAGCCGTTTATTTCGCCTGTAGATGATTTGATATCGGTTTGTTCATTATCACCGTTGATGACAATTTTACCATTTTTACCTAAGCGTGTCAATATGGCTAGCATTTCACCTTTAGTTAGGTTTTGTGCCTCCTCGACTATTAATATATCGTCAATTGTTTTACCACGAATAAACTGAACGGGTAAGGCTTTAACTTTACCATCTTCAATCATTTTAGGTACTTCACTTTTGTCTGAGCAGCATTTAATTAGATTTTCAACTAATGCCTCCATGTATGGATCAAATTTTTCACTTAAAGCGCCAGGTAAAAATCCTAAACTTCTACCCACCTCAATGGCGGCTCGTGTATTATATATACACCCAATTTGTTTTTTTTTAAGGAAATCTAAGGCGGCTTGAGCACATACTAACGATTTACCACTACCTGCTCTACCCGTAACAATAACGATTTGATTTTCTACTATTAACCTTTTTGCTTCTTTTTGCTCTTCATTTAATTGCAGAGCGTTTATAGACTTGATTTCACTTTTTCTCTCGCGATTAGGTTCTCTCATGTATAACGATTTGGTTACGTATACATATAAAAAAAGAGACCCAAGCTTGCGCTTGAGTCTCAATTTATAGCCTTACGGGGCTAATGTATATTAGGGTTAGATAGTATCTAAACCAGCTACATAGATCTTACCATAGTAATCAGGACGGATCATTTTCTTCGCGTAACGAGTCATAAGACCTTTACGTGGAGTAAATGTATTCGGATCGTATAACAATGGAGTCATGATCAATGGAACATATGGAGCAAATACAGCACCACACTCTAAGAATTGAGCACCTTTGTAACCCATTAAGATTACGTTCTCAGTCATGTAAGGATTTTTGTAAACCTTATAACGACTGTTTAAAGAACCAACCTTTTGGATACCAAAATTAAATTCCATTTTCTCGCCATCACCATCAGAAGCAAATCCTGGGATTGATTCGATGATTGTAGCAACTGTAGGAGAAGTAACTAAGAAATTAGCACCACCTCTTAAAGTTAACTGATGGATAATGTTAGAAACTTTTTGTAATTTAGTACCTAAAGTTTGGAACCAACCACCTTGTGTGTTGTAGTATCCTAAGTTATTGTTAGCTACACCAGCAGCATTCAAAGACTGATTGTTAACTGCAGACCATCTTTCAGTTGTGAAAGCATTTTCAATTAACATATCTAAGATCTCTAAATCAATCTCCATAGAGATGTATTGAGATAAGATACCAGTTAATTCAGCTTCAGCATCTACTGAATGGTAAGCATTTAAGTCTTGAGCAAATTCTGGAGTCCATTGTGCTTTCAACTTACGAGTTTTAGCAACAATTGCTTCAGATTTCAATTGAACATTGATTTCTGGAATAGAAATTGATGTAGCACCGTTTGTTTTAGAAGAACCATCTTCAAAATCACCACGAGTTTCTGTAGTTGGAGCTACTGAGTAGAACAATAATACGTTAGCTGGTTGGAAGTTAGCTGGAACAACTGAACCAGTAACGATGAACGAAGCAGTGTTATTATTTACTGTAGTGAATTGTTGGATCATATCTGTAGCAGCAACAGAACCTGTAGAGAATACAAATGATCTAACAGAGTTTTGATCAGCATTAGTTGGCAATGGAACTAATACTTTCTTGTAAGAACCAGTTACTACGAAATCTGAGTTAAAGTTAACGTCAGCAAAAGTTACTGATGCAGTTACTGCAGAAATAGAAGCTGAGTATTGGTTAAATGAATAACCAAAACGACCAGCACCATATAATGATTGAGAAGCAATGTTAGTTGTGTTATCAACTGTGCTTGCACCATATAATGAATCACCAGCAGCAAATGGAGACTTAGAAGTACCATATTTGAAATCAAGATAGAATACAAGACCTGAAGGTAAGTTCATTGGTTGTACGCTAACGAATTCTTTAGCAGCGATTTCACCGAATACACGGCGAACTAATGGTAATGCAACACCATTCCAGCTTTCGCCAGAATATGCACCTGCACCAGAAGCTTGACCACCTGTTTGAGATGCTTCTGTAACTAATTGCTTAGCTTGGTTTTCCAATAGCATAGCCATTGTGTTTTTGTCTGTAGTGTTCTTGATACCTTCTAAAAGGCCAGATTTTTCCCACTTAGCAGACAATTTCTTTGAATCTTCCATTACACTCTTGTATTGGTTTGATGATTCTAATAATTGTTGTACGTTCATTTTAAACGAGTTTTGTTTTTAAATTAATAATCTTATTTGATAATGTTTGCAAGTTTTTGCATACGAGCAATTACATCATTTGATTCAACGATAGTTGATTTTGGAGCAACACCAGCAGCTTTAGAAGCAAATCCTAAAGATTCTTTAATAGATGACTTCTTAGAAGCACCTAAAGTAGAACTTTGAATAGATTCAAATAATTCTTTAGCTTGTTTTGGTGTAGTCGCTTTGTCGAATGAAGCAATTACTTTTAATTTTTGAGATTCAGATAAATTCTTAGCTTTGAAGATTTTATTAACATAAAGCAACTTAGCATTTAATAAGTTTTGCTCATGTAATTCAGCACGTAATGTTTCGATTGTTTCAATCGCTTCTTTCATTTCGTCTTTTTCTTTTTTAGCTTCTTCCATATCCATTCCTACTCCTTGTTTTGACATTGAAGTACGAACGTTTTGTAATTTTGAATACAATTCTGGATTCTTTTGTTTTAAAAGATCTTGAGCTTTCATAATAGCAGCGCCTGTTAATCCCATTCCTGCTACGCCAGCTAATGCTGTTAATACGTCAGCGATTGCAGATTCATTTAAAGATTCAGTTTCTTCAACTTCATCTAAAGCATCTAGTTCAGCTAATAATTCTTCTAAGTTTAAATCTTCATCTTCAGCTGGTTCTTCAGTACCCATTTCTAAGCCCATTTCTTCTTCACTATCTACCATTTCTGCTTCTTCGTCAGCTGGTGTTTCCATTTCTTCAGCTTCTAATTCAGATGAGATAATGTCTCTGATGATGTCTTTTAATGCGTCTACTGTTAAATCAGTGATTTTGTCACCTTCTTCAGATTCTTCTTCAGACTCTTCGTCTTCAGTTTCTTCTTCTTCGGTTTCCTCTTCTTCGGTTTCAGCTTCTTCCATTTTTTCTTCGTCGTAAGCTTCTTCCATTTTTTCTTCTCTTTTTTCGTCTTTTTCAGCATCTAATTCAGCTAAAATTTCAGATAAATCGAAGTCTTCTTCTAATTCTTCTGTTTCTTCAAGTGCAGCGCCTGTAGCTCTGTACTTGTCTTGAATTTTGTCACTTGTTTCATCAGGATAAAATCCTTCTTTTACTTCCTCGTCATTCTCCATTTCCTGCAATTTTGCAGAAATCATAGATTGTAATTGAGGACCAAGAGCTTCTTCAAGAGCAGCCTTTGCATTTACTAATGCAGCTTCGCGTACTTGTTTAGCGTCAGCAATAGCTTCCTTAAACAAATCTTTGTTTGTACTCATTTTGTGTTTCTCCTTAAATTTAATTTTGGAAATAAGCTTATTGTAAAAAGCTTAATAGAATTGTTTGTAATACCTGAGTTGCAAAAAAATGGGCAACCCATTCTAGGTTACCCATAAATATATGTAGATACGTTAAAGCGCGATCCTTTCTAACAAAGAGGACAAGCTCCTGTTGTAGTGCAGATGATTTCTGTAATTAAGCTATTAACTTTACTATAATCTGCGTTAAGTTGTGTTTGTTTACCTTCAGCCAATGTCATATATGCATTAGGTGTAGATGGTACTGATACCAAATCCCAACATAATAATTCAAAATCGTCTTGTACTTCAACTGTTTCACCAATTTGTTTAACAGAACCCATACCACGAGATGATATACCTAATGGAATGCCTGCTAAAATAATTTCTTGAGCAATTTTACCTGATGGTGTATTCAATAATGTTAACATACCCATTACATCATTACCTTCCCACCAAACCTTATTAATAACGTGTGATACGTTATTTAAGTTAACAATTGTAGATTCAGGATGATCTAATTCACCCATTGCTGTATTTGATTTTACAGGACCATTTGCATAAATTTCTACTTGTTTTTTTAAAACTTCTGGTGGGTAAACACGGCCATTACCGTTTTTTACTCCTGATTCTTGCAATTTACCTGTAATACGCATTCTACCATCACCTGTGCTTTTAGCTTCAGATAATGTCATTTTAGCAATGTGGAACGGTGTATGATCTATTAATAATTGTTTCATTTTATTATTTAGTTAATTTTGATTAACTTTTCAATTTCAGATTTATAACCTTTTCCAAAAGATTTTAATAATGTAGTATTATTAGTTTCGTTATCTTTAACCATTCTATTAATTTCCTTAGTTACTTGTTGCAATTCAAAATCATTTTCAGCAGCTTTATCTACTTTAGCTTTGTACATTCTATAGTAATCAATTGCAAGTCTAGCATCTGCTATATCTTTAATATCTTGATCTACTGTTTTTTCAATTTTTACAGTATCAACTATATCTTTCTTTTGATTAAAATCTAATTGAGTTGAACCAAGTAAAGATCCAATAATAGCAGCTGTTATAAGTCCTTTTTTAAGATATGATACAAGTTTACCTTTATCAAATATACCTTCTTGTAATGTTTCTAAAATATCATCTACAATTTTTTGTTCATCAGGTGATAATCCTTCGTTTTTAGCATCTAAATTATCGCGTCCATCATACATTTCTTTCATCATTTCGCGAACCATATTTTTTAATTTTTCCATTGAACCACCTAAGTCAACACCTGGTCTAAATTCTGGTTTTCCTGCTTCTAGGCCATCAATATCGATACCAGCGAAGAACATTCCCTTATTATATATAGCTTTAACTTTACCTTGGTTTTCTTCGAATTTAACTATTTTAATTTTTTCACCATCGTATGTTGTTGCTTCATCACCTTTTTGAAATTCAACTCCATCAGCGTTTGTTGCTTTAATGATGTAATTTTTGCTATCTCTTACTATTTTATATTTTTCAGGATCAGCAGGTAAATCTTGAAAGCGCATTCTTTCTTCTACGTTTTCTTTAATCTTTTTTTTTTCTTCAACCTTAGGCATCTTAACTTTTTTCATACCTCTAGCTGTATCAACTGCAGTTTTTTCTGTGTAAAACTTCATTTGATGATCTTCTGGTTTTGAAGAATCCATTGTTTGCATTTCAAAATCTCTAATACCAGTTAACTTCATGTTAGTATAGTATTGAGGATTTTTCTTAATATTTTTATAAACCATATTACGAATAGTTTCATAAGATTCTTGAGGATAGAATAAATGTTCCATTTCAATTCCTGTTAATACTTCTTGAACGTTTTCGTCAGGTTGAGTTTTTGCTTTTTCTTGTTTTTGAGCTTCAGTAATTTCTTCTAATGGCTCATCTAACACGTCTGATTTAACAGCTGTTTCACCAGCCATTTCATCTTCAAGTTGCTTTAACATAGCATCAAACTCAGTATCGCTATCATTTATAGGATCTGCTATATTAGGATCTGTGTCAGCATACATCATTTTTTCTTTTTCGTCTCGTGATAATTTTGTAAAATCTTTATCAGCAGCTATTTCTTCATCTATTAATGATTCAGAAATAATGCCCTTATTTTTAAGAATTTTAACAGCATCATCAAATGATGTTACATTAGTTATATAATGTGGCATAGTCATACGTAAATTTCTCATAAAATTACCTTGTGACATTTTACCTTCTGTTAAATTGATGTACTGTTGTTTTATACTTTTCATTGTCTATATTTTATCTTCCTTGCCCTTTGTAAGCTTTTGGCTTTGGAGTATGTTTGTTATAAGATTTTTTAGCTGATCCGTTTTTGCTTTTACCAAAAGAAACTTTATTAGGGTTTCCTGCTACTTTAGTCTTTGCCATTACTGCTTAAGATTATTTATTTTAGTGTTTAAATGATTTACCATTTCAGAGATTTGAGCAACAGCTTTTTCTGTTCTACCCCAATATTGCACACCATCACCTTCGCTTAATTCTTGTTTCATACGTTGAGTGTAATCAACAATACGATCAATTTCGTTTATTTTTCTTTTTACTTCACGCATTGCTTTATGCAATTGTTCAGCTTTAGTTCTATGTTTAACTTCTTTTTTAAATTGTTTATAAGTTGCCTCATTTAACAATTCTTCTTGAATTAATTTTTCTAAATTTTCTTTATACATTTTGTATGATGGTTTTTCAGCTGATTTCCAAATAGCTTTATAGTCTCTTACTTTGGAATCACTTGGCATTCCTTTAGGTGCTAGTTTCATTCCTTGAGACTTAGCAGTTTTAGTAGCAGCATTTGTTTTTTGACCTTTAGGAGAAAAAGCATTTGCTGATAAATAACCAGGTACACCAGCTGTAGTAGATTCTTCATCTAACAACTCACGTACTAATGTTTTAATATATTCTTTTATATCCATATTTTTATTTTCTTTTACTCCTGCTATTGTTCTACCTTTATATTTGCTTTGCAAAAACCCAACCATTCTAGAATTCATATTAAAATCAGATTCTAATGGTTTATCATCTGATTCTGATTCTATTGATTTAGACATAGCTTGCATAAATCCATTTTCAACTGTGTCATCTACAATAGCAGACATTTGATCATCTATATCTAATTTATCTAACCAAGTGTTAGTTTTTTTAGCATCTGGTTTTGATATAGCCGCTTTTATAAAATCAAATGTTGTTTTAGCTGCATTAGCTCCAGGTATTAAACCTATTACTGTATCTAAAGCCACATTTCCTATTTGTTGTCCTTTTTGTTTAAGGGCAATAGATTTGATAATTTTTTTTAAATCACCATATGTTTTTAATTCAGCCACTATTTATATCCTAAATTAGTTAATGATTTTTCAACAGCACTACGTATAGCAGATTTACTAATTTTACCAGGTTCAAGCCCTAATGTACCAAACCAATTTTCAAAAGCACCTGGAAATTCTTGGATATTATTAATCATTTTAGCTTTATTAGCCACAGTTGTTGCTTTTGTTTGAGCTGTTCCTAAATTTTTAACATCAGAAGGAATACTAGCTATTTCTTGTACTCTTTTTCTATCATTTGAATTTTGAGCTCTATCATACTTGTATGTACTTGTATTATATTTTGATCTTTGTTTTTCTTGTTTTAAGTTAAACATTGCTATAAATCCTTTTGAGCCAGGTACACTTCCTACTTTACCTTCTATTTCATTAGATGAATATTTTTTAACTAATTCTTCTGCTTCTGCTTCAGAATCAAAACCAACTACATTAATCCATTCTACACTATACCATACCATTAAAGCACCAGCTTCTTTAGTATCACCAACACTAATAGCTTTTCCTTTATCCGCTAAAGATTGATTTTGAAATTCAAGTCCTACTTTTTTACCTTGTTTTTTAAGGTCTGAATAGATATTTTTAGCTAGGCTACTTACTATAGAAACATCTAATTCATTTAATTCTGTTGTTTGGCTTTCAATAAGAATACCAGCTAATTGTTGTAATCTGTTCATTATTTTATTGCTTTTAATTCTGCTATTAATTGATGATATTGCAAAAGAGAAATAATATTTTCATCTTTTACATTTTGATTTTTATCTAGTGGATTTAATAACGTGATAACTTCAGTCAATTTAATTTGAACTGTTCTATCAGCTACTAATGGTGTTAATTCAGTTAATGCTTTTTTAATTGTAGCATATTGTTCATTAACAAACTCTCTTAATTTAACAGTATTAGTAACGTTATTAATATATTCTTTTAATACTGATTTTTGTGATTGAGATAATGTAGAATATTTTTCATTAAATTTCTCTAATAACATTTTGTATGCTAAGATACGTGTGCCAGTGTCCATTTTACCGTACTCTTCTAACACGCGATCTTTTACTTCTTCAACATTAACTTCTTTACGAGTAATGTGTTCAAGTAATGTTACTTTATTATCTATAACTTGAGAAGGCTCAATGAATTCTAATGATCCATGAGCTTCGATTAAATTAGATACAGCAGCGTATTGTGAATAGTTGCTGATTTTTGCTTTAAAGAATACTTCGATATCATAATGATTACGAATTTCTTTAATAATATTATATTTTTCCTTACGTAAAGCAGTTTTGTTTAAACGTGAAGAAATTTCAAGCACTGAATTAATTAATGATTCAGCTTTACCTTCGGTCAAAGCTTTACTTGTAATTAACGCTTGATATAACTTATGTTCTTTTGTCAACTCTGTTTTACCAAAAAACTTTTTAACAATACCGATAGCGGCAGAATCTTTACCAGACACAGTGTCTGATGCAATTTGACGCACTAATAATTCGAATAAGATACCAGTATTTTTATATTTGCTGTGTTTAATTTTCATAGTGTATAGTATGCACTAACTATAAATATGTAGTTATTGTATGCCCTTGATATTATTTTCGTTAAGTAATGATGGTTCCTGATCAGGTCCAAATACGATTTCCTTGCGTAATGATTGTGGAATGGATCCTAATGCACCTTTATTTTTATGCACCTCAGCAATTGCTAATGGTGAACCACCTTTTGGTGTACCATTTTCATCACCTTGATTGGCAGTATACAAAGTACCATTTTCACCAGTACCTAATCTATCTTTACCTAATGCATTATCTTGTGTGTTAATGTTAGATACTTTTTCTTCAGGACGACCAACTGGACGTTTTTCATCATATCCTGATGGTATTGGGGCATTAGTACCTTGTCCCATTCTACCTTTACCATATAATGAAGCTAAGTCATGTGGTGTACCATATGATTTACCAGTTTTAGCTGGATCATTACCTTCATTTTCAATTTGGCCTAAGCGGAATGTACGTTTTTTATCTTCAATAACTAAATCACGGAACTCATCATATTGGTCTTCGCTGAATTGGAAGATTTTATCATATATGAAATCTGAAGGCATTAAGTTAGTATCTTGCATTTGTTTAGCTAGGTCAACTTTTTCTTTCCACAATGCAATCTTTTCTTGTTCAAATATAATTGATGGAGTAGTTAAGTTTAACTCAAAGTTAGTTAATGCAGCACCATCATATCCTTGAACGTATAAATGAACCAATGCCATTTTATACAATTCAGATAATGTGATACGTTGAATACGCTCAACTGTACGAGCGAAACGAATATCTTCAGCAGCTAATGTAGCTTTACCAGTTAAATCTTTTTCAAATCCGAAGAATGCTTTAGGCACCTTAAGTGCAGCTAACATTTCATCACGTAGGAATACTACGTCATCAATTGCATTATATTCTAATCCTTTAATTGTGTCGATTTTTGTTGATGCTCTATCACCACGAGTTGGTAGATAAAAATCTTCCATCATGTTCATCAAGTTATAGCGAAGATTATATTCACCTGTTTGTTGATCAATGTAAGGTGTTTTCTTCATCTTCTGCATCAAACGTTGCATGTATGCATCTACCTCATTTGGAGGAATATTACCCACGTCAATTGTGAATACGCGTTTTTCCGGGGCACGAGTAACACGATGCAATAACATCGCATCTTTCATCAACACATACTGCTTATAAGTTTTACGAGCAGGCTCAATAAACGAGCGCCCGTAAGGCAAGTAGTTAGCGTCAGTTAATAGTCTAAAATGCGCTATTTCATAGTTTTCAAATTTGATTTTACCATCTCTATCTTTAACACGATTAGATACACCACCAGCAGCGATTACCATTGGATCGATCTTAAATGTTACTGCAGATGGGTTGTTTGGATCTTGACCTTCTTCACGAACCATGTCGTATACTGACAATGGTATTACAGAATAGATACCAAATTTTTCAGCAACTTCCATGTGTAAATAGAAATCACCATATTTACACATATTGCGAGTCCATAACCATAAATTAAACTCAATGTTTAATATATCGTAGAATAAGTTGTATAATATTTTTTGAATGTTTTCGTCTGCACTTCTAATTTGAAGTATCTCACCCATTTCATTTTTTAGTGTAGATTCATCAGCAATAATATCTAATGCTGATGCGATAATTGACTCTGTATCCATTGCTTCATAGTCAGTATATAACTGAATACGAAGTGTTTGATAGTTCATTGTTGGGTTGTACGGCATATTAGCTCCGTAGCGGTGCAACTTAGTAAATCTATCAATTAATGCATTTGTTTTTACATTTCCGTAAGCTTGTATTCTATCAACGTCTGTAACCTTTAATTGATTTCCTCCGACATTTCTAATGATTACATCTGTATTGAACAGACGAGTTAATCTAGTAAACAATCCAGGATTATTATTTAATTCAGCCATTTTATGTTTTTATTATATCAATAAATATTTATTAACCTAGCACCCATGTCATATCTTCGAATTGTCCATGTCCATTGTTTATCATGTATGGGTTTTGAGTTCCATCAGGTAATGCAGGACCATAATAGGCATCTTCACCACCTGTTCTTGCAATACCATCAACTGCCGCTCTAGCTAAATTCATACCTTGCTCGTAGAATTTCATTGCAGTATCTCTTACAAATAATCCCATACCTAATGCCATTACCAAGTCATCATTATATCCACTTTGTGCTTGTGCTTTACCATGCATCCAAATGAATACACGTAATTCTTCTAACAAACGTTTTGAATGGAAGGTGAATTGTCTATCTCGAATATACGCCTCCATTTTGGAGATAACAAGTGGTCTTGTCTTAGCTGATGTAGTAAATCCAGGAACTGTTTGATCAGATTCCATTTTAGCCATCCACTTATCCATTTGCATCTCACCATAAGCACGAGGTGAATAATAAGTGTTAGGGTATCCTTTTTCTATTATTGTATTAATAACATCCCATCCAATATTAGCATTCTCTACTACAAGTAAAGCGTTGTTGTACTCAGTAGCAACAGATACCAACATATTTCCATAAGTACGGGTATCCACTTGTGATTTGTACTCAGCCACTTGTTCAAGCGATATAGCATCGATAACATGGAATGCTGAATAGTCTGCACCGTCGCCACGAGCAACGTCAGCGCAAACAACATACTGTTTGCTATAATCAGGATAAGCCCATATCCAAAAATCACCACCCATAAAGCGACGCTCAATAGGATCACTAATAAAAGTTTCTTCATAAAATGATAATATATCAGGTTCAACAACTGAATTTCCAGATCCTAAAAAGTCACAATCATACTCTTGAGCAAATTCACGAGGTGACATGTTTGCATGCTCTGTTTCTTCCCACTTTGCATCTCTATCAGGATGTAAATCCCATTTTAATTTAATTGCTTTAAATTCATTCTTTCCAATTTCAGCATCGGTATACATTCTATGGAACCAGTTACCTACACCATTTGGAGATGATAATGCTATAATTCCACCACCCGTTGCAATAGTTGGTTTAATACTCGTATAAATTCTATCAATACCTTCAATAAAGGCAGCCTCATCCACAATAAGTAACGAAACGGCGTACGATCTACCTGCATCTGATGCGGCTGATGTAGCGACTATCTGAGAGTTATTGGCTAGTTTTAGTGATAATTTATTATCTGATATTGGTTTTATATTACCTTTTAACCAAGATGGTAATGAATTGTACATAAACTGTACTTTTTCTACCATTCCTTTAGCTGTTTCTTGCTTTGTTGCAATACATAACACAGTTTTATCCTTTTGGAATAACATTGTCCATAACGCAAAACCAGCTGATAGTGTTGAGATACCTAACTGTCTTGATTTGTTTATAATACTAAATCTATTATTTCTAAAATCATTTAATACCTCTTCTTGGAATGGATAAAGATGAAATAGTACTCTACCTTTTACAGGGTGAGTAATGTAGCAGTATTTTCTAAAGAAATGTACAGGATCGGTAGCACATTTAATGTATTCCGCCTTGATTATTTCCTTAATATTCGCTTGACTCATGTATATAAATATATAAAAAAAAGCTTAACCTTATGGGGTTAAGCTGTGTTAAACATTGGTCTAAGAATGCTTAACGGAGTGAATCCCTAAGGTAGCACTACTATTTTGCAACCATTAGATATACTAATCCACCAACTACAATACCAGCTCCAATCTTAGTGATTTTGTTTTTAAATTTAAGCTTTTGGTTAGTTATAAATAATTGTTGATATTGATTTTTCCAATCTTTAATTTGTACATCTTGATTAAACATAATGTTCTTATATGTACCTTCTTTCTTAATATAAACTGAAATAACACTATCTTTACCACTTACTCTTGATTCAGTTAATGCAATAACACTATCTTTAATAGTGATAATTTGTTTAGCACCATCTAATTCAACTAAATCCTTAGCCGCAGCTACCAATACTGGTTGTGCTACTGGTAATGGGTTAGTTACTGTATCTTTAGGATAACGAGTGTTGAATGAGGTAACTAATTCTTTTTCGCTATAAGTATCAATTGCTGCTTTAGATGAATCAATAAATTTAGTAACTACTTTTACATGAGATTTAGCATAAGCTAATTTGTCTTGTAATTGTACATCTACTAATACCAATGAATCAATTTTAATACTATCTTGTACTAAATCCAATTTCATTGAATCAACAGCTTGTACTAAGCTATCTTGTTTTTGTAAAAATTCTTTTGATAAACCAGCATCACTGATTTTATCAAATATAATATAAGCACCTATGATAACGGCTAATATTAATAAAACTGCTTTTTTCATATATTTTATTTTATAATTCCTGCGTAAAATTTCATTTTGTTAAGATCGTATTGATCAACTTCTTGTATTGGTTCTTCTGTATCTTCTAATTCAATATCATCTACTTCAACACCACTACGTTTTTGTAAGTATTTTGATCCAGCAACTAAATCAGCTAAACGCTTCTCTAATGTTGTTCTTAAAGCACGTAAACGATCTAATTCTGTAGATGGTTCAGATGAAAACTCACCACCTGGTTTTGAACGTTTAGTTTTTGCAATATCACTTTTAACTTTAGTAATACGATCTTCTAATGTACTTGCTTGCATAAATGCTTCGTAATCTTCATCTGATAATTGACCTGCTACTGGTGCTTTTTCAATTTCACCTGCTTCTGGTTCAATAAAATCTTCAGAACCATCAGCATTTGGTTCACCATCAAAATACATTGCTAATGGGTTTTCAGCACCACCTACAAACATATCTTCAGCATCAGTTGCTGCTGGAGCTTGTGCTTGAGTACCTGGTGCTTCTTCCTCACCACCTGCACCTAATTTTGTTAATACACCAGCATCCATTAAACCATTAACGATAGCGTTAGCGATTTGAGGGCGAGCAAAATTAAACTGTGTTTGTAATGCTTTTTTATCTGCACCTGGATTTTCTTTAAAGTAATTGATAACATCAGCTAGTGATGTACCTGAAATTGTTTTAGTAAATCCTGATGTATCAATATCATCATTTGTTAACTTATATCCTTTAGGGATACGGGCCATTTCATCAATATCATTTTCAGCTATATCTACAGGTTGACCTGATCGTTTTGCTTGTTGAATTGCTTGGCTCACTATTTGAGGAGTTGTTTTTTCACTTTTAGCAATTTGTCCAATTTCATCTGATTGAGTACCAGGAGTAACTTTAGTTACTTCACTTAATACATCTGTTATAGCTTCGCGTATAATTTTGCGTAGTTCTTTACTTTTCATTTTGTCTGCGTTCGTGTTGTTCATCATATAAATATTAAATATTTTGTAAGATTGTAGAAATGCGTTGCTCTGTTGTACCTTCAACCATAATTAATTTTTTAGGTATAAATTCAACTAATGACATTTTAATAACCTCATCTATTTTACGTCTGTAATCTAAATCAGTAGTTCTAACACCATTATCTTCAACTTCAACACCATTAGGAGAAACATATACTACTAAATCATATTGATTACGCAATGTCATAGCAGCCTCAACAAATGAACGCTTATCAAATTGATCAATTGATTGAGCACCTAATGTAAATGCACATACATCCCAAATTGTTCTATCAGTAATAATATTTGGATATAATAATTCAGTAGCACGTTCAGCTAAAAATACAAATTGACCTGGTAATGTAGAATCAGTATTTAAAGGAATACCCAAATCACGTAAATATTTACTACGTTCAGTATGCACACTATGATCTTTAAATTGATCAATTTCACCTAATGCTTTTGCTAATGTAGTTTTACCTACAGACATTGTACCTGTTAATCCTATTCTCATTTATTTCTTTCGTTTATTTTTTTCATTTGGCGTTCAGCTTTCTTCTCCTGCTTATTATTTTTAGCATTCAATTTAATAGCCTTTTCAGCGCCAACCTTATATTTAATATCAACATTAATAGGTCCATTTCTAAACTTATCAATATCGAATGTCCACGTTTCAACAGCATATTCATCTTCATAAACACGAGTAAATTTACGTGGAGCTTCTTCTTGTATTATTGCGGCTGGTCTACCTCTTCTTTCTTCCATACCGTGAATATATAATTTTTATTCTGCCTAAGCTCTAGTTCCTGTAGCTTTTGCTGCTGCTGTTTTATGGAACGGAACACCGTTAACATCTTTCTTTCTTTCTTCCCATTGATCTTTAGTATATTTAAAACCAAATAACCAATACTCAGAGGCACGTTTATTGCCTTGTGGCATGTAAGCGGGTCCTTCCCAGCAATGCATCTTACCCATCCATGAGTAGACGACTGAGCCATCTTTTGTTTCTGTTCGTTTTGTTTCTGCCATTTTTATTTTATTAAGTTTTCTGCAATATAAATTCCGTGTGCACCCGATACTGTAATACCACGAGCGCTTAATGCGTCACCTGCAAAGTGTACATTTGGATACTCATTTAATGATAAATCTGTGTAATTAACTAAAGGTTCAGGTGATAAGTACTTTACTTCAGGAATATACATTCCATAATCATCTCCAAATTCAAATATTTTATTCATATCATTAATAAAGTTTAAAACATAATCAGCATATTCACCAAAGGCTGTTTTAAATATTCTTAAATCTCTAAAAATATATGTTTTAACAGGAGTACCTTCAGATGTAAATGAAGGTAGTCTTTTAGGTGAATAAAATGTTCCAAATTTTTCACTTACAGGTTCTGTTTTACCTTCAGAAAAATGCATATTAATTACTTGGCATGCTTCTACTACTTTTCTACTCCAAGCAAATGGATCTTCAATACCTTTAATTTCCATTAATATACCAAAGTTAGTCATGTCATTTTTAAATTCATCACCTTTTTTAGCGTGACCATTATAGCTATAAGCACCATATGTTTCTTCTACTGCTACATAAGCAGCATTATTATTAGTACAGAATGAACGAATAGATACATTATCAAATTTTTGATATAACTTAAAGTCATAAGACACATCAATTAGTTTCTGAAAGTATTTTTGTGGTGCTTCAAATCTAACACCAATTTGTACTGCTTTAGCTTCAGTTGGTAATTGGTATTTGTCTGATAATGCTTGAGCGAAATCAATACCTGATTTACCCACTGCAAATATTAATTCATCATATTCAGTGTGTCTAGATTCTTTTGATTCTGGGTGATTCCAATAATGGTTAACAATATTATTTTCAAAATCAATTTGTTCAACACATTCATTCCACTTAAAATTAATACCTTTATCTAACAAATAAGAATACCAATTCTTAGCAATTTCATGTAAATAGTTTGAACCAATATGCCACACAAGTGACATACGTAAGTCGAAATATGGTTTAATAAAGTCAGGTTCTGTCTTAGGATCAGAACAAGAAATTTCGTCTGGTTTAGGATGGAAACGAGTAAAATTAGCTACTACTTCTTCCATTAACGACATAGCTTTTTCCTCACCACAATACTTAGCTAATTGACCACCTTGTACTGTTGATACTACTAATTTGCCATCTGACCAACCACCAGCACCTAGCATACCAGTCATTACCTCTTCAGGTAAGCGATTAATCGGATCATTTCCTTTATCAATAATTGTGATTAGGCTACCATCATAGCCATTATCTACTAATTTGGTTGCAGCATTAATACCTGCAACACCTGCTCCAATAATTACAATTTTTTTCATATCTATAAATTTAAGTTATTATTTTGACATTTCCAAATGTAAGGTGGCCCACCTTTGAGGGTGCGCCACAGCTGCATTAATATTTTCGATGCGACAGGCTATGAATCTGTCTATATGTTATTTATTTTCCCAAGGATACCATTGGTTTAACCCCTTTAATACATCTTTACAAACTGCTAATATAGTAGTTGGATTAGATCCTCTTTCAGGTGCTATATCTAAAGATTCAAGAAACTTCTTAAAAGCTACTTCAAATTCATTATCAGTCATTGTACTACCATCACTATGTCTGATAACTAGTATTTCTTCATTTAATTGAGATTCGTTTATAACGCCAGCTAATTGCTGCATTCTTTTTGTTTCGTTAATTTGTGTTTTCATATCTATAAATATTATTGGAAGAATGTTTTAATATTTGCTAACTCAATCATTCTTTTTACTTCGTCCATTTGTTGATCTTCACTATTACCTGCTACTAAAGTATCATATTCAGCCATTGTTAGTGTCTTTCCAGTTTCGCTTAATGAAATTGCTTTTTCAGCTACGTTATGTAAATCCATATCGGTTTTAGCGTCTTCGCGAGCGTATTCTAATAAACGAATAAATAATGGTATGTCTAATGTTACTTTATCTGATGGATTAAATGTTGCCATATTATTTGATTTGGGGATTCATATCACTTGATGTGAATGTATTTATTTTTATTAAACGGTTATTTACTACGTCTGCTATTTCATCTGAATTGAATAGTACATAATTTCCTTGTTTTGCTTTTGTATCAATATATATCATCTTATCTATTTCTTCTTTAGTAAAATAATTTAATATATAAATTTTATTTAAAGCTTCTCTAACTTTTGGTTGGCTAATTATTATGTCAGGAGTAAAAAATTGACGAATATCAATATTAGGAAATATATTTTTTAAAAAGTCAATTGAAGCTTCATATACTAGTTTATTATCAGCTTCTTCAGCTAAACTTGGTATTAAAATATCCATTCTAACACTATCAATCTCATAATCAATAGCTAATTTAGCTAATTTACTACCAGTAAATATTGATGTATTTGTTCCTCTAGTTCCTAAACGAGCATCATATGCCTTTACTTCTATTGACCCTTCAGATGATGTTAAATCACCTTTACCTTCAGATATTTTTGTATCACCAAAAAATAAAGCTAATAAAATTTCACCTTTACCAATACCTCTACCACCTTCAGTACCTATTAAGTTAAGAATTTGAACAATTGAATTTTGAGACACACCTGTATCTGATAGTGTACTTATTATATTTCCTGTTTGTGATAAATTTGAAAATAATTTTGGTGATTTTCTATATTCATTAAATTTATCTAAATCATCATTATCAGATAATATTTCAAATATTTGATCACTTAAATCACCTATATATTCAGGTGTTAAATTATGCTTGCTTAAATAATTGTAAAAACCATCTTCACCTGTTTTTTCAGCAGTTTTAGATGTTGATTTTTTAATAAATTTTAATACTTGGGATTTTGTATCTGCGTTAGCATTTACTAAAGCATTTAAAATATCATCATCTAAATCTTCTAAAACTGGTTTTAATATTTCAAATAATATTTTAACTTTTTTAGGATTGTTCAAATCAACAACCCCATCATGGCATCGAAATGACCATTCATTTAATATTTTGTCTATAACATTCATTATGCTGCTGGTGTTTCAGGTGCAGGAGTTTCTTCAGGAGCTGGAGTTTCTTCAGCGGCTGATAAATCAGCTGCTAATTCAGCACCTTTAGCTGTTTCTTCAGGAGATGGTTGAGGTGTTGAAATACCACCTCCAGTTTCTGTTGGAGCGGATGCTGGAGCTGCTTCTTCACCTTCTTTAATTGATGGTGATAAGTCTAATAAGTCAGTAATTGCTTGAGATGCTCTTTCAGACTCACCTAAATTTAATAAGTAATATTTTTTACCTGCTATTTTAGCCGAATAAGTATCTTTTTTAAGATATGTGATATTAAAATCGTATCCATTTATTAATATAACCCTAAATGTTGTTGGTTTTGGTGCTACTAAATCAACACCAATAACAAAACGTCCAAAAGATGGAGACATTAAAGATTCTATTGTTTGTTTCAAACCAGGAAAGCGATATATTAGATACATCGCCTTCTCAGCTTTCTTTTGTTGTTCTTCAGCCTCTTGAATAGCTTTTCTAATAGCTACCTTAATATATTTTTCTAATAGAAGTTTTCTATCCATTATTTTTTAATTCATGAAAACCTTGAGCTGCTTGCTCAATGTAGTTTTCTGCTTTAGCAATGTGGTCTTGAATCCAGCCTGGGATATTACGTTCTGTATTTCCTAATTTTTGTCTTAATTCAACAATTGCTTCTGCAATAGCTTCTAAGCTAGAAACAGCCATAGCAACTTCATGATCTTCACCTTCTTCAAGGTTAGCAGCAATTGCTTTACGACGCTTAGATAAGTATTTATCTGTCTTATCTACTTTACCATCATTGTTGATGTCGTCATCTTCTTTACCTACTGGATCTAGTCCTTCAGCTTTTGAAGCAGCTATAGCATACATAGCAGGGTCATTCTTTTTAAAATTTCCTGTTTTCTTTAATGCTTTAACTATTTTTTCTTCTTTAGCAGACAGATCGCGTTCAGATAATAAATCGGATAATTTAATCATTATAATTATTTTTTATCTTCAGCTTTCTTAGGAGCTTCTTTTTCTTCTTTTGGTTCTTCTTTTTCAGCTTTAGGAGCATCTTTTTTGTCAGCTTTTTTAGCTTTAGGCTCTTTTTTAGCTTTTTCGATTAGACCCATCATTTCTTTAATCTTTTCAGTTTCAGATTTGATTTTGCTATCAACATCACCGATTTGACTGTCTAACATTTCAGACAATTTAAAGTGTGCTTCTTTGATTTTTTCTAATTCATTCACATATTTTTGCATGTGAGCGTATTCAGCTACGAATGATTGGTCACCGCCTTCAGCGATTTGCAATTGGCCTAAAGATTCTTTCATTTTCTTTAAACCTTCCATTTCTTTCTTAAGGTGTACTAATTTTCCACCGCTTTTTGGTAATCCACCTTCTTTAGCTTCAGCTATTACTTGACGAATAACTTCGCGTACTTCTGATAATTTCATTTTGTGTTGTTTATGTGTATAAATATGTTAAATTACATGTTTCCAATTACTACTACCGCCTCGCATTGGTAGGTCCCATCAGGTAGTTGGTACATCTTAGTGTCTTTTTCTTCAAATCCAGCTGTTATACGTTGAACTCCCATCTTTTGCATTAAGTCTGCTTTAGCTTTAAGTAAAGCCTGTGTACGAGCAGTTGATTGGTTTGGTGATGCCGCAAATCCATACCCAGCTCCTTTAAAGTCCTTAAATTTAGCTAACTCTAGAGGTGCATCTTTTTGTATTTTTATCGTATCAACTTTTTGTTGAGGTTTAAATTTATTTTGTACAGCAGTGATGCCTGCTTTAACTTTATCTTTAAAAGTATTTTGGGCTTGTGCTAGTGATGGGGTACCCATCAAACCTAATGCTAACGCACCAGTTGCTATTGCTTTTTTAGCACTAATTTCATCTAATTGTTTTGTTAGCATAGTTTTTACTTCGTCTAAATGTTCAGGGTTATTATATAGATAATCCTGTACAATATAACGACGAGCTTCTGCCAACCCACGTTGTGTTAACGCTTGTACTAAATCTGATGGAGAATTTAATGACATAGCAACATTACCTCCTTCATTACCTACTAATAAATAGTTACTATTTCCTGGTTGCACATTAATAGATGCTACAATTCTTGCACCTGGTAGACTAATAAAATAAATTTTGCTATTACCTATAGCTATTGTTCTACCTACACGACCTCTAGTTCCTAACAGGTTATTACGACGAGCAACACCTCTATCGCCATTCGGTTCAACACGTCTAGCATCAGTAACATTTAATCTTCTTATAACGCTTCTTGGTAAACGTAAAAATGCTGTTTCTAATCCTGTATCACTCATTACTTCACGAACGTTAATATCACCGGGAGCTGCGGGTGCTGCTGCAGGGCGAGGTGTATTTGGTTGACCTGCTGGTCTACCTCTTCTACCTGTTGTTGCTGCTGTTGCTGCTGGAGCAGGTAAACCTAACATAGCAGCAGCTTGAGCTGGTGAAATGTTAGCTTTAACTAATTTACCTGAAGCACCAGATACACCAAAACTTTCTCTTGGGTTTTGAGTATTAACTATATATCCAGTACCTTGGTACATTACAGGTTTCATTAAATTACCTTCAACCATTGGAGGGTTAGCTTCAATAATTGCATTAGTTACTCTAGCATTTGAATAAGATTGACCTGCTGATCTAACAGCATTAATTAATTCGTTATCGTTAAATCTTTTATTTTGAGTGGTTAAATAAGCATAATACGCTCTATATACTTCTGGATCTGCTGAATAGCCTCCATTGCTTGGAACTACCCAATCACTATTATCTCCAAATACTGCTGTTTGTTGTAGACTAGCTATGCCTCTATTTGTAGACATTACTAAAATCTTATTGTTTTCAGTAGTAATTACAACTGCAGGATTACCTCTCCATTCAACTATTCTTTTATCTAAAGGTATAGCTCTTAATACTGATATGAATGAGTTTCTGTCTATATTTTTTGGGATTCTATCACCATATCTTATTAAAGCAAGGGCATTTTGTTGTAATCCTTCATTATTTTTAGCGTCGTCAAAAGCAGCTTGTACTTCTTCATTATCAAATGGTACAGGTAATATACCACCATCTTTATCAATTTTATAAGAAGCAAATGAATTTGAGTCTAATATAATTTCACCATCTTCTATTTGTTTAACTATAATAGCAGAGTTAGGATTAGTTTTAGCATCATCAAGTAATTTTGTAACTACATTTTTATCAATAACATCGTCCACAACTAATTTCATTAAATTCTTAAATGGAATTTTATCTAATTCAGGATAATCAAGTAAAAATTTAGATGTACGTTTATTTAATTTAACGTTAGGATAATCATCTTCTTCAGTATACACACTCACACCAATATTATCTCCTAATTTTAATTTAACTATAGCAGATCCATCTTTAGTAACATATATTCTATCATCTGGTGTTATGTCCCATTTATTTAAAGAGGTTATTAATTTTTTAACATCCCATGGAAAAATATCTGTTTGTAGATCTTTTAAATTAATTTTGTCTCTTAAATTAGCTGTAATTGATCTTCTATCTTGATTAGAAAATTTATCTAGATTTTTTAGTAATTCTTTTGAATCTACAAGACCAGGTGTTACTGCTATAAAATTAGCAATTTGTGGATATTTAGGAAGATATTTTTCTACAAAAACACTATTACTAATATCACTAAAAAATTGACCTCTTGAACCTCTAACTACTAAATATTGTTTTTTAGTTTCAAATGGAAAATTAAGCCATTCTCTAATACCAATAGCATCATATGCATATTTTTGAGTAAGTTTTTCTTGACTAGAGATAGGAATATACTTCATAATGTTTTTAACATTAGGAATATTACGTAACCAAGGAATTTCACTATTAAGTTGTTCCCAACTCATTGGATTTGATTCGTATGGACTATTTTTTCTATTAGTATAAACGTATCTTTCACTTTCTCTTTCAACATCTCTAACCTGAATAGCAACAAAGCTTAGTTTATTATCATCAGACAAACTATTATTTTTGGCTAAATAAAATACAGGATATCCTCTACCACTTGAGTAGCGGTAGTTACTAAATGAGCCTCTAGTAATACACCATTTTTCTCCAGCACCATATTTAATACAGTTACCTTCTTTAGAACCATTCCAAATAATATAAGGTTCTTCATGATATACTACATCAGGTGTATCGTCTTCTTTGTCAGGAGGAGCTTCAGCACCCGCTGATGATGTAACTAATTTAATTAATTTTGATAAAGTATATTTACGTAAATCTTTATCTGTAACTTTAGGAGAATTTTTTAAAGCATCAAAACGTATAATGTAAGCTTTTAATTGTTCATCAGTAATTTCAATACCTAGATCATTAGCTTCTTCTCTAAATTGAGTCATTAATTTATTAATTTCCCCTTCAGAATATTCATTTAAAGGGAATAAATTATGAACTACGTGTAATATAAATTTATCTATTGGTCTCATTATTTATTAAACTTTACTTTTGCTTTATCTGTATTAGGTACAAATTGTTTACCTTTTTTAGATCCAGCTACTTTTTTACGAGATGTAGCAGCGCGTTCAGCTTTAGTTAAACTATTTGCTTTAGCGCGAGGCAAACAACGAGTTGTTGCTTTACCTTTTTTCATTGTACCACAAGGACCAGTTATATTACCTGCTGTATCAATACGAACCCAATCTTCTTTTTTAAACCAATCACGAAGTGATTCGTGTAAATCTAAATCGTCTTCTTCCATTAATCCTTTACACACTTTAACAGCACGACCAGAAAGATAAGCTGATGGTTTTTCACCAGCAGCTCTACGACGATTGTAATAAGCTTTGCCTTTTTTACAAAGTTTCTTTTCAGTTATTACATCTTGTAATATTTCAGTTAATTTTATCATATTACCATTTTCTACAAGACCAGTATCTAGCTTTAGTACGTGGTCCTGGGTTAGCACAATTATGTCTTGCTCTAAAAGCTCTACGTCTTACAGGATTATTTTTCTTAATATTCATCCCTTTAGCACCAAAGTTAACTTTTACAACTTTACCTGTTTTAGGATTTTTAACATATACCTTAAATTTCTTACTATCGCCACGCATTGGTTTACCTAATGGTACAGTACGACCTTGATATTCCGCTTCAAGTAAACATGGACAATCAGCTTCGTTAAGCTCTTGTTGATATGATTCCATAAACTCGACAAATTCTCTTATGTCTTGTTCATTTTCTACATCATATTCTTCTATTTCTTCTAGAATTTCTAATAATTTAATCATAATTTATTATTTTGGAAGCCACCAATTACAACAGTATTCATCAGCAGGGTAAGGTATTTCAGCTTTACCATCATGCCAAGTCAACCAATATTTACTATTACATTTATTACCTTCAGCAACCCAGAATTTACAGTTAGCACACATTGAACCACCTTTAGTTACACGCATTCCTGGTTGGTGATCTGCTGGGTATTCAGCTGGTCCTTCATTTAGTATTAATTCTGATAGTTTAATCATTACATATTATTTTTTAAATCAGATCCATTAGCTGACATTATTGGACTATCTTCACCGCCAAACACACCTGGTGTGTGGTGATCAAATTGATTTTTATCATTTGCAAAAGTAGTGTGTTTCATTATTTCACCTATACTATCACTAATATCTTTACGGTCATTAGACTTTAAAGCAAAGGTAGCATGTTTAATAATCAATTTTAAATGATCATTAAGATGCATATCAACATCTGTTATTTCACCTTCATTAAGTATATCTAACAATTTTATCATATACTCCCAATACGCTTATCAGTTAAATACTTAATTTCGGTACGTAATGCTGCTACTTCAGCTACTAAATCTAGTATTTGAGCACGCATTTCATCTTTTTCTTGGGATGATCTTTCTAATAGTGCTTCTAACTTAGAAATACGATCTTTGCAGTCATGGCGAATAAATTCATCATCGCGTTCTTTGCGTTGTGCACGCTTTTCGTAATATCTAAAGGCTGATGTACCACTCAAAACCGTAATTGCTGTGATAAGTACCGACCAAACGTTGTCCATTAAAGAAAAATTTATAGTGAGTTATGACTATAAATATTAGTAGCCTACTATATCTTTTAGACTTTGTATGTATTCTTGTAGATCTTCGATCATTTGTGTAGTATCTATATTTCCACCACGCCATTCTTCAATATCACCCGCTTCAGTAACAAATGATTCTTTACTTGCGCCTAATGATAATTCTAACAATAGATCTTCCATCTCTTTAATATGAGTTTTAATACCAGAATGAACCATGTTACGTTGGTATTCTTCAAATTTACCTATACGCTTTAATTCAGATTCCATATTAATAACACAATCAAAACATTTACCATGTAATGGCCACATCTTTTTATTTAATAGGTTATTAGCCATTGCCTTACTACAATTAGGACAAATAATAGGTAATAATAATGATTTTTTAATACTGTCTAAACGTGTGATTGTTTGTTTAAGGCCATTTTTAATAGTCCAATTTTTACCATTTTCTTCCCAAACATCACCTTCTTTATGTTCAATATGTTGTTTAGTATAACCAGTTTGTGTTGAGGTCTTATCACCATAGTTTTTAGTAATAAGATTACGCATGCGTTGTACATCGCGTTGTTTAAAATCTTTTTGTAACCTTGATTCTTTTTCTTCCATTATAACCCTAATTTTTTAAGTTCTTTTATTGTATTAGCCGCTGATGTATGTAATATTCCTATACCACCTGCGTTATTCCATTCTTTAATAGTTTGTTCCATATCATCAATTAGTATTTTACCTTCAGCAGCAAATAACATTTTTTGTGCTCTTGGATATAATAATAATTTTCTATATTCACCCGGTATATGCATTTTAACCCAATCGTCTTTACCTACTCGAGATGAAGGATCCATAGAAGGAGCTGATAAAAGATATGGTTTATATTTTTTAATATAATTCCACAATGTTTGTCCATCAGACATCCAATCTAAATTAGCCCAAAACGATGCACCAGCATCCGATATTGGTTTCCAAAACTCTTTTTTGCCATTAAATGATTTAGATGGTTTTGTGTTTGTTAAATCAGCATAACCTTTTTCAAAATCGGCAAGGACTCCGTCCATGTCGCAGTAAATTGTGTACATAACTATTTTTTATTTTTAAGCATTGCTTTAATTAAGTCAATATGTCCTTCTCCTGCAGTAGCTATTACTTTGTAACCTCTACTTTCATATTTCTTTAGTTTTGATAATAAGTTTTCATCTCTAGCTTCGTTAAAAGCATCAGCTACCTTAGCTACTTTTGTATACTTGTCTCCATAATCTGCTGGAAAAGAAAGTCTATATAAGGTATCGTAGTCTTTAGCTGTTGGTTCGGATAAATTATCTGAAAGTGGTAATTCGGCTTCTTGTGCTGCTGCTTTCAAAAACTTAATACCTTCTGTACTTAAGTAATCTTCTGGAGCGAAATCTGCTACTGATTGGCCTTGTAAAATATTTTGTCCAACCATACTAGCCCAATTAGCTGCTAATATTTTACTACGAGAAAGACCTGTTTTTTCTTTTTGAATTTTGTACAAAAGGGATTGGTCATTCATTACATTTAAATCAGAACCATCCCATGAATCATTAACTAGGTTTTTAAAGTAAGAACTTAATTCATCATAAATCATTTCTTGCTCACTACCTGCTACATACTTGTCATTATCATCCCCACCTTCTCCCATAAATGCTACCTTATCGTCAGGTGAAAAATTTTTCTTAACATAATCTACAACTTGTTTTGCATCTGACTCACTGTAATGCTCAACTCCAAAAATAATAGAATTACCAATAGGAAGTTGTTGAACTTCCTTTAAAATATTTTTTTTTGTAGCTGTTAGCTTTACCATTTTTTTATGTTCGTAAATACTATTATTTATCTTTCCAAAGTTTCTTAATAATACACCAGCCATTGCATTTGCTTCATCTTCAATAGGTGAACCAGTTTTACCGCTATTAATATCAAGACGACCATCTTCTTCTTGTTTACGATGAATCAGTTCATGTGCCAATGTTCTCAATATGTCAGCCATGTTTCTATTCTTAACATAAACCCAAATCTTATTACTACTTGGATCAAAATAACCAAAACTACGTTTTTCTTTTGCTTTGTCGTTATCGTAAGATAAAGTTAAGTTACTTGGAAGATTTTGCAACCCCAAGTTTTTAACTGAATATTTAATAAATTCACCAATAGTCGCTGTTTGACTTTCGTTTAATCTACCTTCAGTTAAGTAAAATGCTTTTTCATTAGGCATATCAATTGTAGCCAATAATACTTTAGGTTCTTGACCTGCTTGTTTATATTTTCTTAATGTATCATTACCTGAAGCTAAGTAATAATTATCTTTATCATAATTCAATACTAATGCAGGATCTGTTGGTAATTCACCACTATATTTACCTTTAATATTATATGAATCACTATTTTCTAATTTAGACCAAATATCATCTGATAAAAGGACCATACCACCAGCTGTAAAAGCATATTTTAAATCTTCAAGAGGAATATTAAATTTTTCTGCTGTACGTTCAATATTACTTGCTTCTTTAGCTACATAAGCTGTGAAAGTATCATCTGTAGTTTGGTGATTAATTTCTATTAATGGCTTTTCAAGTACACCTAAAAAATCTTGCACATTAATACCTGTAGGGATAAATTTTTCAACTTCAGTTGGGTTTTTACCTACTAATGCTGTTCTTAAACCAGTAGCGTTTACGCCTTCTCCTGCTATACCTGCATCAAATACTTTTACATTAGGAAATTGCAATGCACTTTTAAAACGATCTACTTCACCTTTACCTGCAGCTAAAATAAAATTAGTATCAGGATTATCTTTAACAACGTTATAAACTTCTCTAATAGGACTTTCTTCAGTTAATTTTACTTCAACAGAACCATTCATTATTGTTTTATATAAATTCCATACAGCAACACTTTCATCAGCGTCAACACCATCACGAGTTTTAGGTGATACTAATATCACTACTTGGTCTGCTTTATTTAGTAATTGTTGGACTACTTCAAAGTGACCTTTGTGTGGTGGTTTAAATGCACCTGGAAACAAAGCAATTGTTTGTTTGTCTGTTTCTAATAATACTTCTGCTATATATTGTCCTAAATTCATTATTTCATCCATTTTTTATCTGTGGTGAATTGAAAATTTTTATCTATATTTTCGTCTGTAGGTTGATAATATTGTTTATCTCCTGCTTTAATTAATTTATATTCTCCTAATTCTTTTTTCAAATAATCAAATAATTCTTGATCATTATTAAAAGTAATTTTTTGATCTGTTTGAGCTTTACCTCTAATAACAGGATATAATGCCGGTACTTTTTTCCACTGCATTATTTTTCTAAAAGATTGGATCGCGTCTGGATTTAGTATATTTAATTCAGATCCACTAATAAGAGCATCTGTACCTTCTTGTCTAAGTTTATCAAATGCTTCTTTACCAATATTATGTAAATCAGATTTATTTATAACTTTAGCGTTAGATTTTAATCTCATTTCATACATAAATCCTTCTTTAGCATATTCACTATAAAAGCCTGTATAATTCATGGGACAAAAAGAATCTCTACATTCTTTATCTTTACCAAAGTAAATACCAATACCACTTTGAGATCCAGTATTACCTTCACCAGCTGCTTTAGCAGACATAAATTCTTTACCCTTATTTTGCCTAAATAAAGGATCTAAATCACCTTGATCAATATCAGCAGTTGAACCATGATACCAAATACCACCAACATCTCCATCAATTTCTTTTAATATGTCTAGTAATTTAATCACTTAAGAAAGCTATTAATTTTAGATTTAGCATCGTCCATAGATGTAAATTCTGGTGTTGATCGTACTAGTTGTTCTATATTAGCATTTAAGTCTGCTATTTCTTTATCGCGTTTAGCTTTCTCGTCTGGTGTATAAATCTTACCACTACCCTTAACTGTTTTAAAGAATCTTTCTCTAGCAACAGCAGGATCATATTCTAATTTACCATTTGGATCATTGTTAATTAAAACAAATTTATCACCAAATGCTTGTTTGTAATTATCTATATTACCATTTACACCAGCCCATGTTTTAACAACAATAGAAGGTGCTAATGCACGATCACGATTAGCATTGCGCTCTAATGATGTATAAGGTGAAACCCAAATCATGACCATCATTGTATCGTATCCTAATTCTTCTAATTCTGCTTTTTTCTTTAATAATGGTTTACTAGCAGCACCAGTACCATCTATGATAATATCTTTTTTAGCTCCCGATAATTCCGCGTATTTTTCTTTAGTTGCTTTTTGAGCTTGACCCATTAATTTGGCTGCTTGAGACAATTGATCTTGGTTGAAATCTGCGATTTTCATGCCTAAACCTGCTGCTTTTAACAGTTCCTCATAGGTGTCATCGACATTAATTACAGTCAAATTTTTCGGTATTAACTGCGCAGATACAAACGTTTTACCAGAACCAGCAGGGCCTGCCATGAATATAGCTTTAGGTTTGCCTTGTGCTTCTTTTAGTAAATCTAGTAACTTAATCATACGTGAATATAAATAGGTGACCTGGACAAGCCAAGCCACCTATAAATATTGTTATTTATACTGATTATGCTATCTTAACGCTAGTAGGTAACGTTTCGGTTACTGGTTTAAAGTCAGGGTTTTCTAGTGTATATATTTCATATATATTTTTAAACATTGAAAAATTCTTTTCAATATCATTTACCACTTTTAATTCCCAACCTTTACCTTGAATTTTACCACCTTTGCCTTCACCGCGTGTATTTGCTTTAACCCACAAAATACCTGTATGAGTTACTTTCTCATCATGTGTTTCGTTCCAGGCTTGAGCATAAGCAGCTAACTGCAAATCATAACTAGTATGAAGTGAATTTGATGTTTTAAGATCTAATAACCAAATGTTATCAAACATTCTAACAACTAAATCGGCTGTACCAGCATATTTGTGTTCATCTGAGAATAAATGATATTCAGTTGCTATTAATTCTGGTTTATGTGTATTCCAAAAATCAGCAAAGCGTAAAATCATTCTCCAAACATCTAAGTTATACTTAGCGTTTCCGAATTCATCAATCCAAGTAATTTCTGCTCCATTTAAAAAAGCATCTACAGCGTTGTGTACTTGAGTACCTTCACCTGCTGCTTTAGATGCAATAATATCGCTATTATGTCCTACATCTTTTAACCAAGAGTGGAAAAATTGATTTTTAGGGAAATAATTTAAAACTGACGTTACTGAAGGATAATAATTACCTTCTCGTCTGTAAAATCTACTGTCCAAAACATTAACTTGTTTGTCCCCTTCAGCGTATTCAACGATACGTTTGATTTTAGGGTCTTTAATAATGTTTACGTTTTTTTCGATCATATGTTTTGTAATTTTTTCTCAAGCAAGCTTTGAAAAGTCAAAGGTTCTGTATGCTCAAGAGTATTTAAAAATGCCTCAAACCCGATTTCGTTTGCATCTTTACCTTCTAATTCTACCATATAAACTTCCTTACCATACGACATTAATTTTTCAGCATGTTTAAGGGCATCTTTTTTAGCATCATTATCTAGTGCAATGTAAATTCTATCGACGCTTGATTTAACTAGTTTTTCCATTAGTTTGTTATGTAATACTTTACCTAATAATGGAATAACGTTTCGTTTAATAGTGATTGCATCAAACATACCTTCACAAAGTATGATTGGTGCATCCCAGTTTATGTATAATTCTAAACCTATAACTTCCTTAGATGCTACAGGTGGATTTTTGTATTTGCGATCTGATTCTTTATAAGCGCGAGCTACAAAATAATTCAATATTCCGTTTGCATCGTATGAGGGTATAATTATTCGTCCAACATACGGACCTTCTTTGCAGAAACCAATATTATATTTTAAAATATCATCTTTAGTTACGTTACGTTTTGATAAAAATCGTAATGCATGTTTAGCCTCTATTTGAGCGATCTTATCCGAGTAAATACCGTTTAATGCGATATATTCGGCGGGTAAAACGAGTGCCTCAGTAGATACAATGTCTTCCACATTTGTAGGCTGAATAAGCAGATTTAGGTCAGCAAATTTGTCTGGTGTTGCTTTTGCTTGTTTGAATAGGGTACGTATGGTTTTGCCCTTAGTATCACACACCCAACAATGCCAAAAATTTTCCTTCTTAGCTGTGGTACGTAATGATACTTCTAGTTTATTTTTGTGGTGAGCACAAAACGGACATTTAAAAGCATAGTTACCTTTGCTTGTTGGTGTGCCTTTACCTAAAACAGATTCTACTAATACTAGTAGAGCAGCATTTTCCATAACCTTAAATATAAGATTTTACTCTGCCGAAATCAAATCTTTTCTATAAAATTTACCTAGTATATTATCGTTCATGTATCTATCGTCTTCTAGAACGTTGTACTGAAATAAACATTTAGTTTCCCAATATGTTAATTCCTTTTTATTTCTACACAACATTAACACGTAACGTTTCAGTTCGTCCTTTGGTAATGACTTTACTTCAGTGTTTGAGCCGTAGTAAGTTTTCCAATCGCTTTCTTTAACTACTGTTTTTTTAGATGGTCTTTTACCTCTAGTAACAGGAATTTCAGCTAATTCTTTCTTACCTAACTTCTTTGTTTGTGTGTGTTGGAATGCTTTTTTACCAATGTAGGTACGGCCTGTTTTAGCATGAACAGTCATATAAACATACCCGTAGTATTCAGTAAAATCAAATGTAGAATCGTTGATCATATCCTCTACCTCAGTAGCAGGACCTAAAATTTGAAACATAACTATTATTTATTTTTTAAGTATCGTATTTAACTACAAATGTCATGTCAGTATAAGGTGACATTAAAATTGGTTTACCAAATTTAGCTACAGCTAATAATTCATTATTATTATTATATAAACCGATTGCTGTAGCATAAGGAGTAAAGTATGAGCCTGAAGGTAAAGCAGAGCCAGTGGCAAAATCTTTTAATGATCCACTTTGATAGTTGTTTACTAAAGTAGGATTGTATGATGCATTAAATTCAGTATTTTGAATAACACAACGCACTTCGTTTTCATAAACAGTATGATTGTTTTTGAAAGAAAGAGAAAATGATCCTGTATGTGTTATTGTTGGCATTATTATTATCGTTGGTTACCTATATAAGTATCTATAACGTAAGTGTTTCCAAAAGATCCTGATGGATATCCACTACCTCCATATAAAGGAACATTAATAAGTTGAAGTGCTGTACCCAAACCATTTAGAATGTAAGGACTACCTGCATCTGGAGTACCATTTACTCTATAGATAATTTCTGATACTTGGTAATCAAAAACTCTTGTTTGTTGAGTAACTGCTACATAGAAGAAGTTTCCTGTTGGAATAGTAAAGGTTGTTGTACCAGTTGTGAACAATGTTTGTCTTAATCCCAAGGCACCACCATTAGTTAATGGATAGTAAATTTGAGTATATCCTGAATTACCAGAATCTACAGTTAAGTTAACAGTAACTGTTACGTTAGGTCTAGCAGATATAGTAGGTGTTAAAGTAGGTGTTGCCGTTAATGTAGGAGTAGGTGTTGATGTTGGTGTTTGTGTACTTGTTAAAGTAGGAGTAGGTGTTGTTGTTAACCCTGGAGTTACAGTTGGTGATGCTGTTAATGTTGGTGTTAAGAATGGAGTTAACGTTGCTGTTGGAGTAACTGTTGAAGTTGGAGTTGGTGAAGGAGAAATTGGTAAAAACTCAACATAATTGTTATTACAAGCAGGATTTGAGTTTACTACTATAATTTTTGTTGGTGTTGGGTCTGGGAGTATATAAGTAATGCCTGTTCTTAAAGCAGCCGCAGGTATATTTTGCTCAATAGGAGGTGTACTTAAGCTATTAGCATAAATAGTATAAGGTCCTGGTGCGGTACCGCTAGTTAATTGTACAGATATTGTTGCCATTTGTTAATTTACGTCAATGTTATATATAAATATTTAATTTTCACGTCTTTCTTGACCGGGATAATAGTATATTCGGTTATGGTTAATAGGGGACAATAGCAATATAGCAGCATTTATTAAATTATTTTGTTGCATTTGAAATACATTGCTCATCCACGTTTGTTCCATTGGATGAGCCCACTTAATATCTAAAAATACTTTTTGATTTCCTATTTTACTAAACCATAAAGGCCAATTACAGTAATGTACTTCACCTTCTATATATGATATATCATCAGATCTTTTAATGTGACTAAACTTAGTTCTAGGAGCATTTGGGTCTAAACCTTGTACAGGTAACCTTGATTTTTTAGGAAAATATTGTTCTCTAACATTTTGAGGAATGTTATACCAAGACCACTGTGTTGCATTATCACCATATACTTCTGTAAAATTTAATTTTAAATAATCATAATTTTCATCATGAATTATTTTTAAAGTTTTATCATATAAGTTAGGTACATAGTTTTTAAAACCATTATAACAGTGATTATCATTAGATGTATGTAATAACATATCATCCTCAAAGAAAATATAATAATCAGCATCACTTTCATCAAAATGTTCAGCACACCATTGTCTACCACCACAAATTCCTATATTATCTTTTTTAGTTTCTTCAAATTCATATTCATTACAAATTTGAGTATACTCATCATCTGTAGTTCTGTCTGTTGAATTATTTAAAAAATACTTATTAGTTTTAGTTAAGAAATTAGAATCACTATTTTTAAAAGATTCTAATAAATGTCTAAATTGTTTTGGGGAATTAAATCCAACCACATATAAATTAGTTTTTAATTTATTAAATGGTTTTTTAGCATCTTTAGGTCTTTCAAAATTTTTCAACATTTCAAAGAAAGGCCATACTAAACCATTTCCTTCAATTTCAAATGGTTGTATTAATTCTGGAAATTTGTATGTTAAAATTGTGAATAGACATTCATCAGCTCCCATGTATCTATTATTCAACGTGCTATCTAAAATAGAGTAATACAATGAATTTAATTGATGTATTTGGTCTTTACTACCTCCCCAAAACCCACCTCTAGATATTTTATTTACATACTCTACGCCACAGTATTGGGCCATTTTAATTCTTTCAAAACCATGTATTTCATCATTACTCTCATATGGGTATGTTATAAAAGTTAATTTTTGAATACTATCACTATATTCTTCTAACTTATCTAAAACCTTATCATGTGTGAAATATCCTCTACTTACAGTAGAAGTTAAACCACCATCAATCCAATAAAAATATTCTGAGTTAAATGGATTTGTTATAGCAGTATCATTCACCATAAACATTTTACACATCATCATTGGGTTATAATATTCCAAGGCTGCTTGAGGTGATTCTGATAGCCAACCTGCAAAGTTATACCAATCAGGATTAGTTCTTATTTCTTGTAATTGATTCCAAAACGGGAACCATACTTTAAAATCTTCTAATTCTCTAATGTATATTCGAGTTGGTTTATCACCTCTAATAGCAAGTACTTCTGCTTCTAAATCACGAGGTATCCAAATAGCCATTTGAGCATCTGTTTCTAATAACTCAAAAAATCTATCTTTGTATTGTTGAAAATCACGTTTAGCCCACCCATCAATACTACCTCTTCCTAAATCCCACAATCCTGTAACTATTGTAGTATTACTATTAGATGTTTCAATTTGAATTGATTTTACTTTTCTTTTAATTTTTAAAGCCATAGAAGCCCAACCATCTACCCAACCACAAGTAGCTATAGGTTCCATATCATATTTTGATTCATCAAAACATTCTGATAAAGATTTTATACTGTGTTCTTCCCAAGATGGTAAACCATATACATCATCTATAACAATAATAGCTTCATCTTCTAAATAGTTAAATATAGTATTTAAAGCATATCTTGAAGCTGAATATAGATCTAGATCAAGATGTATAAATTTAATTCTTTGATTTTTTTCTTTTAAAAAGTCTAATAAAGTATCTTCTACTTTACCTACAATAAAAGTATTTTTATCTGTATCTACGGGAATAGAAGTAGCAAATGCATTTTTATTATATAATACATTTCCACTAGATTCAGCCCAATCTTCAGGTAATCCTGAAAATGTATCAAACCCATATACTATAGTATTTTCTGTATTCTGGTTTATTAAACTTAAAGTATGTCCAGTAAATACTCCCAATTCCATAAAAAGGGAATTAGATGAAGCTGATATATCAATATGTTTAAATATATCTTCAAAGTATGTAGGTTGACTTAACCAATTTTTAGGACCATAATCAGGTACCTTAGATTGATTAATAAGATCTACTATGTCATTAACAGTCATTATAACTCAAATTTTAAATTTCTATTTTCATCAGCCACAATAATATATTGAATACCATCAAGTAAAAAATAAATTTCTAACTTTTTTTCAATACCATAATAAGGATCACCACCTATATTATTATCTACTCTTATATCAAATCTTTTATAGTTGTTTGCTTCTAAATTGTGTTTGATTTGTTCAGTAACATCAACTACTACTCTTTCAGCAAATGCTTTTCCTTCATCTTGTTGTTCTCCTAAAGTACCATAAAATGCTCTAACAACTTCTATTTTAGAATCTTTATATTTTTCTTTATTGTATATATCTTGAGGTAAATAGGTAAAATAACCATTAAAATCAAAATGATAAAATTCATATACTGATGGGTTTCTGTAATGATTTAACCATGCTTCAAAATACCATCTATCACCATGAGTAGGTTTCGCATTAATTCTTACAAAAGATAAATTAGCCCACCAAAAATTACCCCACCACCACTTATCATTATTAGTAACACCACATTGCTCGTATTCATCTAGTTTTTGAAGACAATCCTGGAAGTTATCTATTAAAAAATATTCCATTATTTCTTTCCACCACCCAATACCTATTTGTTTTCGTTGAGATACTACTTTTGTTTCTAAATTAGCATAAAGATTAGAAACACCTTTAGTATGAAAATAAAATACTTTTCCTTTATATTGTTGTGAATATTCCCATACTTTATTAATTCCTTCGTATTCGTAATGATTATTAACAAACTTATTTAAAACAGCTTTGTCTAAATCTTTAACTAATTCATCTATACCCTCAAATTGATCTAAAGTATCAACACAAGTAATTTCTAGCTTATCACACCAATCATATAAACCTGATGTTTTTAGGCGATTTAGTTGGTGTTTAACTACTTCTAAGTAATTACCTACACAATATATATGGTATACTATTAAATTTATATTTTTCATATCATTATATATTTCAAACTTTGATCTATATATTATATCTAAAGTTCGATTAGGTGCATAACCATAAGCAAATGCATGAAATATAAAATTACCTTCATTGTAATAGCTATGATTAAAAGATCTACTGCTTATTATTTTAATATGGTTTTTAACTTCATCATCATTTCTATATAGTAAAGTAATACATGTTTGTTCGTGCCATAAAGCCCATTTAAAATATCCTGCTTTTTCTAAATTTTCTTCCATGATTTCAAGACCAGAAGGAGCATCTTTTCCTTTATAAGTTTCTCCTGATTCCCACCATGTTTTTAAAAAGTTTTTAGACCATTCACTATTTTTAACTAAAAATACTCCTGTATTCATAGAACTATGGTAACCGATATCTTCAGCAAAAACCATATCATGGTCATTATCTATAAAATCTTCAATATTTTGATTAAAATCAGAAATAATAGCATCAGCATCTAAAAATAAGACATAATCAAATTTATCAGTATCTAATAATTCTTGAACTAATTTTACTTTACCCCAATGGAATGATCTTTCATCACATATACTAGTAATTCTTTCAGTATTCTTTTCACACACATAAGTGTATCCTTTATCTTCACAATATTTTTGGTTTATCATTTCAGAATAAACCCCATAATTTATATTACTAGTGTAAAATTGTAATACTGCTATATTCATCATTTAATTTTTATGGTAATATACCTTCAAGTCGTTCACACCACCCTTCAGTTATAGAATGTGGCCAAACTATCCATTTTGCTGGTTTAACAGATGTGCTAAATTCTCTCCAAACTTTGTAATATCCGTCTCCAAAATCTGCTTTCATTACGTTTATTTCATCTAAAGTAGCATCTCGTCTATGCAATTCATTTCCATCTTTATCTTCAAAAGCAACAACCCAAAAATCATAATCAACTAAGGGTACTTGGTGTGGGTAAATATCTATACAATGTTTAAATATAGACATAAAAGACATATCGTAATCTACAGGACCTGTAATAAATGGGTTAGGTGCAAATAGATTATCTTTAGTATATTGTTGAATAGCTCTATCTCTAAAACGAATACCAGCATAAGCTTCATATTGAAATAAACTTCTTTCAGTTCCAAAATCATGTGGACCAAATTCTAACCCACATCTACATTCACCATCAACCCCGAATAAAGCTCTATTTTTCTTATGAGCATTAGTATTTTTATTAACCCAATCAGGATCATCATCCCATTGTTTAGTTCTACCTTTACGAGTATACTCATGCCAAGCAATTACTTTATGCGGGTGAAATAAATCATATCCCCAAGTATATGAACGAACAGCTAATGAAATTTCCTCACCATGAAAATAATAATCTGGATCATAAGGTACTTCAACACACCATTGTCCTAAAGTAAAAATAAAGTGAGCTGATAAGAATCGTGATGGTATTGGAGATTTTAATTTTTTCCAATCTGGAATAGTTGCAGGTAAAAAGAATATAGCACCTTCAGGAATAAATCTATCAAATGTCATCCACCAAGGTTCTTGAACACGTCCTCCTGGATCATTATCTGGGTCAAATGATGATATATAAGCAGTTAATAGGGGTTTTTTATGACCTTTCTTTTGTAATTGCTTAATCATTTTAATACACTCAGTATCCCAACCTTTAATAAAACGGTGGTGTGAATCTAATTGTAAATAATAATCTTCCCCACCATATAATTTATGGATTTCACTTCTAGCCCAACATGCTCCTTTAGAATCTTTGTAATCAATATTAACAATTCTAAAACGAGTATCGTTTCTAAATTCACTTAAATCATCCCAAGTATCTTCTTCAGCATGTTGCCAGGCAATACCAAATACTAAATCTTCAGGATTATCTGCATTGTTGATACAGTCGTGTAATGTAGGCAATAATTGTGGGTCTCTATAGGATGCTATAGAAATGTAAATTTTACTCATAACTAAAATATAACTAATTTATTTTATAACTCCAAACTTTATATAATATTATACTAATGTGTTAAACCACAGTTAACTGTGTAAGATGTATTAGGAGATACTGTAAATTCATAGGAAGCTACTACGTTATTTCCTTGAGAATAAGCAACAGTTGCTACTCTACTACCATTAAAATTAACATAAGCATATGTTGTTGTACAAGGAGGATAATCATGTGTATACGCAATACTTCTTATATAAACTACTGAATTACCACGAACATTTGATTGAGAATATCCTCCAAATGTTTGGAAAGTACCTGTACCACCGGTTCCAGTAAAGCTATTATAAACATAGTTTCCTGAAGAACCCCACGGACCTATATAGTTTCCATCTGGGTCAGTTGCTTCAAAGAAACATCCATGATCGACTGAGAAAGAACAGCCATCATATAATTGACCATTATCTTCATACATGATGACATTAGCTGGTAATTGTGTAGGAGTAGGAGTAGGTGTTGGTGTAGCTGTAAGTGTTCTTGTTGCTGTTTGAGTAGGGGTGTTTGTTGGGGTTGGTGTATTTGTTGATGTTGAAGTATTTGTTGGTGTAGGTGTTGGCGTTAATGTTCTTGTTGCAGTCAACGTTTGAGTAGCAGTTGGAGTAACTGTTCTTGTTGCAGTCAACGTTTGAGTAGCAGTAGCAGTAACTGTTCTTGTTGCAGTTAATGTTGGAGTTTGTGTAGAAGTTTGAGTTGGAGTATTAGTTGGTGTCGGTGTATTTGTTGCAGTTAATGTTTGAGTTGCAGTTGGAGTAACTGTTCTTGTTGCTGTTAATGTTGGAGTACGTGTTGGTGTTGGTGTTGGTGTAGGAGTAGGAGCAAAGAAAGTAACGTTAATTCCAAATTCACAATCTGGTTCAATAACATTAAATCTTACTAGTGCTTTATTACTAGTTAAAACTGTTCCACAAGTATCATTTAATAAAGCATCTACAGTATAATAAGCATCATAAGTTCCTGGAGTAAAAAACTTCCAGTTACTAGATGTTATAGGTTGATATGTTACTGGACTGCCTCCAGGAATAATAACATCAGCATACATTACTACTGATTCACTAAAACTACCTGTTAATTTGATAATATCTAGTTGATCAATACTTCCGGATAACACTACAGAACCTGTAAGTATTGTTCCTGATCTAGCGATGTCATTAGTTAAAATTACACTTCCTGATTTAGTTAAATCACTTGATCTAACTGTTATAATATTTGCAACTGCTAAAGGAGGAAGAGGGAACATATTTTGATAATCCTGATTAGTAATTACTGCTAGTCCTTGAGGATAAAATATATTACCAACATGATTACTTCCGGTGTCAAATAAATTTCCATTACCATCATCTGTTATATAATAAGCAGAAGATGATAGTTTAAAATTATATGGTAATACTTTTTCACCATATACATCTTGATTAATAGCTAATACACGAATACCTGCATTAGTACCTGTAGGAAAATTCTTAATTAAATTAGGATTTTCATCATAAATAAAATATGATGAAGTAGCGTATTGTTGAGAGGCTGATTCATATAAGAATGAATTAGCTAAAGAAGAGGTATCTAAAAAAGAACCACTAAATGAGTGGTAGAATAAATGATTAATTTGATCATAAACTAAACGTTCATACTGCCCTTCAGTTACAGGGTCCATGGTAGTGTCAAAGCTACCAGACATGTTAGTACCTTTATAAATCGTTATATGTTCAGAAGAAGTAGGGTATGAACAGTAGGATAAATCCCATTGTTTATTTGCTGCATAAGCAACATTCGTAACGTCTGACTTGTTTAGTTGTTTGAATGATGACATACATGATTAGTAATCTAACTTCACTCTAATTAATGCCTCTTTAGTAAAATCTTTTACTAATGGTTTACTTAATTTAGCTACTGCTAATAATTCATTATTGTTATTATACATACCTACTGTTGTAATGTATGTTTGAGGATTATTAATTAATGAGGTATATAATAAGTTACCATTAGCATCTATAATAGATGGGTTTGTTGTATAATTGTATTCACTATTTTTAATACGAGTAAAGAAATAACGTGCAGAAACAGTTTCAGATGATTTTAAAGTAAAACTACCTGTAGCATTACCTCTAGCAATTGAATCATATAAATTTCTATGATTATAAGCTGTTGTGTTACCTAAACTAGAAGTAACAAAATAACCACCACCAATACTAGATGTTAAAGCATTTGCATCTAATACAATGATATCTAAATCTGGGAAGAATAAACCATAGTAAGTAGTTGCAGACCCTGTTGTAAAATAAGAACCATTACTTCCACTAATTACATTAAAATATCTATTTTCACCAAGAAAACGAGTTAAATTTGTAGTACCACTATCATCTGTTAAGAATAAAGAACTTGTAGCTGTACCTTTCAATACTAAATTTAAAGAACCAGGTAATAAAGATTCTTTGTAACGAGCTCTAGAAATATTAATTACATAAATTGAATCTGAAGTAGTACTATTATTATCAAAACTGAAGTTTGTTGTTTCAGTTCCATAAACTAAATTTCTGTATTGTCCATAAACAACACGAGATGGACTATAACCAGGAACTGCAACATTAATTGGAGCGGATCCTGAACCATTCAAATTACCATATTGAATACTAAATTGAACAGAAGCAGAATTTACTGTTGATGGATTACCATCATACACATCTAAATAATATTCAGTTGGTGTTACTGATGAGGTAAAAAAGGCTGGTAGAGAATTAGCGTCTCCACTAAATAAACCACGTACCACGGTTTCTGAACTAATTACTGAATCTTCTGGGTTATATATTGTAAATGACATTGTTTATATTATTTTAAACTGTAGCTACTTTTTGAATGTTTAATGGTATAGTAATTCTAGCACCACTATCTCTACCAATAACGGTAATGGTAGTTGTTAATGTAGTCAAACTAGATCCAAACAAAGTGTTGATTGTAGTACCTGTTATTGTGAATGAAGTACCAACTTGACTTGTTGATAATACAGCACCTGATGTTGTGTTTAAACCTGTGATTCCTGGTGTTGTTACTACAATACCTGTTCCTGCAAATGAAGATAATAATCTTGAATCAGAAACAGTTACAATGTATCCGTTTGCTTCAAATGTGCTTGTAGCACCTAAGTAATTAAGTGTTTGTGGAGTTATTGTTAAAGAAGCTCCTTGACGTAATGTTATACTGTTGTATCCAACATTAATAACTGGTAAACGTGATGTACCACGAGGTAAAGTTACTAATTTGTAACGCATGATTTGTGAATCATCAGGAATAGCCTCAATTACAGGCATATTTTCAATTGCTTCACCATAGTAAGCAGATCCTGATGGGTGCAATGGATTATATAAAGTATAATCAATTTCATCATCAGCTAATGAAAATTGTGTAATTTGAAAAGAACCGTCGTTACGAGCTAATAATTCACGTCCCTTAGTGGTTAATATTGCGTCTACGGTTACAAATGTAGGATTTAAAATTGCCATAATTCTTTATGTTGTATATATTATAAATATATTAAATTGTTAATTTTTAAACGGTATTTATTGTTATTCCTGAATTGGTTGATAATAATTTTTGTTTTACTTGTCTAGTTATAGTATCAATATTTCTTAATAAATCTGGTGATAAATTATCAGGGATTAAAAATCCATATGAAGTTACATCATCGTCTTTATCAAAAGATAAATTAACATTAGTTTCATCAGGTACTTTAGATAAAAGTAATACTTTACTTACTGTATTAGATGCATAAGTACCAGCAGATAAATTAGTTACTAAGTTCGGTGTTACACCTATACTATACTTTGTACCTGGATTCACACGGCTAATATTTAATTCTTGATATTGTGTATTGTTATTATAATAAAGAAAAATCACATCTCCAACCTTAGGTGAAAACGTATTGTCTACATTTCCGTAAGCATTATGTAAACTAACAGAACTAGTAGCAGGTAAATATTGATAATCAATAAAACTTGATAATGATTGATTAAATGTTAAAGTATCAACACCATTAGAGCCTGATATAAATTGTCCTGATCCTGTAGTTGCATTTGGGTTTATACCTGAAAATCCTAATGCATTTTTAAGTCCTGTGTAAACGGTACCATCACCTGTACTTAATAAAGATGATGTTAAATTACCTGAAACTCCATACTGTCTTAATTGGAATGTAATTTGGTCTCCAGGAGCAAAATCTCTAAATGAACTAGTAACTGTAAAGTTTAAAATACCAGATAAAGAAGCAACAGATGAAGTAAAGACTTGAGTTTGAGTTCCTATAGATGAGCTTGTTGTTGTTCCTGTTGGATTATAAAATAAATCAAATTTATAAGTTACTGAAGAGGCAGCAGTTGGAAATTGAACATTTATACCAAAATTAGCTGAAAAGGCCATGTTAGTATTTTGAGAAATACTATACGTAGGGAAATTATTTGTATAATTAATAGACCCACTTCGCTTTATATTATAATAATAGCTATTACCAATTGAAAAGTTACTGTCTAGAATATCAAAAGCAGCAAATATACTACCTGTATTTGGGGCAACAACAGATGATGTAGGATATAAGTTACTAGATCCCCCTGTTATAAAAAATCCACCATTATTAGCCGCCATTAAAATACCATTACCTTTACCTACATATTGAAAGTATAATTTTGGATCATTACTTCCACTGTAATATAAAATAGGATAATAAGAATAACCACTGTCAAATATAGATTTAATACCATCAGTTGTCTTTTGATCTCCATATTGCTGGTTGTCAAATAGAGCAACAGTAGCTTGTCTTCCTAGTTTAAAAGTATTTTGAACTTCAGCCCAGTTGCTACCAATACCATTTAATGGTGTTTGACTTAATTCAGTTAAACTACCACTTTCATCAATAAGATATTTTAATGATGTTTGATTTCTAAGTGGGAAAAATGAACTACTTATAATTTGAGTAAATAATCCAATTTTTCTAACATAGTGATCTATAACTGCTGTTTTACCATACGAATTATCACCAATGTACTCTAATGAAGATGAAGTATATATGTTATATTTAAGACTTGATATTTTTACACCTTTATGTCTTGGTAAAGTATACGAATCTAAAGATAAATAAGAATCTTGTAATGACGCAGATAATAATAATGGATATGAACCACTTCCAATAATTCCTGAGCTACCTGATATTTCTAATTTTTGTCTTGAAGTTGAAAATAAACTTCTAGAAACATTATTTAACAATATGTTATAGTCAGAACGAATAAAATCATCATAACTTGGCATTTTAGGTAAAGAACTTCCTGGGTAAACTCCATATGGGTTTATAGTGAAGAAAATTCCTGAAGCTGATACACTTGATGAGATTTGTTGAAATGAGCTACTATATGGTGCTAAAGATCTACTAAAGTTTAAAGCAACTGTAATATTTGATAAAGTTCCATTTACTGTTGAACCTGTTGGAACATATATTCTATCAGAAGTATTAGGGAATATTGATGACGTTGCTATAAATAAAATTCCATTTACATCAAATGATTGACTTGAAGGATTATCAACGGCTCCTGAAAAATTTAAAGTAGTACTTCCTGAAATTACATAGTAGGTATTAGCTACAGCTGAGCTTACAGCAAGACTTGATGTAAAGATTAAGTTTGAAAATTCATTATTAGCATTAATATATTGTATTGAACTACTATAAGGTGCTAAAGATTTACTAAAGTTAAAAGAAGCAGAAATATTATTTACAGTATTATCAAAAGAAGATCCTGTAGAAACATATATAATAGATGGTGTATTAGCAGGTAATGTACTACCAGTAATAGCAATTATTACCCCATTTACATTAAATGATCCAGATGGTACAAAAGGTACTAATTGTGGTGCATTAAGTGTTAAAGAGGAAGGAGTAGAAACGAACGATGCTGTAACATCAGATCTAAAAGTATTTGTTAAATCACTAAAATACTGTGTTTTATACCCATATATTGGGAAAGGATTTGAAGAAGATACTTGTGGAGAGAAAGCGTTTGATGAAGTATATTGCAATCCTCGTATCCAAGGATTAGGATTACTTTCAAAATAACTATTATATATATCTATTTCTGTTCCTGGTATTTCACCATTAATATATGATGTTCTACTGCCTGATAAATAAGAATACCAATTATCATATACTGATTCAAATACTGGGGCAACTATACTACCATCTTTTTCAGCTTCATTTGTTGTATTATTAGGACGAGCATAAGACCATTTATTTCTCTCTAAAACAGGAGAATTAATAGTTACACCTGTTGAAAGACTAGTTCTTGCAGGAACATAATCTTCTAACATCTTAAACATTGAATTATCAAAGAACTGAATTAAACGAATGAATCCATTGTAATCTAAAAGTGAGCCTGTAAATCCAACATATGAGCCAGTTCCATTAACAAAGTAAATTTGTCTTTGATTATCTAAATCACTATATGAACCACTATATAATTGTTGAGGATTACCTATGTAATTATCTATTGACCAATTAGTATTAATAGATGAAATAGATTTAGAAACATATGTATCTAACTGTGTTTGAGGTGAAAATGATATATCAACATAATGTTCATCTGCTGTTCTAAAATTAGACGATGCTGTTGTATACTGTAACACACTTGTAAAAGGTGATAAAACACTGCCTGAAGTACCAGCTACGCTTGCAGTAATATTATTAACAATTCTAACTTTATCGTTATTATATCCTGCTAATAATCCTTCTGTAGTTGAACCACCATATTCTTTTACATTTAATACACTGCTTGTTAAAGCACTTCCTGTAGGGGTATACCAATATGAAGCAGAATTATTAGTATCATAGATTGTATAATAATCTTGGTTAGAAATACCAAATGTAGATAATAATGTTCTTAAACCAGCAACAGTACCCTTACGTTGTAATAATAAAGGTAAATTATGGTAAATACGTTTATATGATTCTGCTAAAATATCTTTTTTAGGAATAGTATTTAAAAAAGAACCTGTTCCTCCAGAAAAATATAATGTAGTACTTCCAGAAATAGCATAGTAGGAATTAGCTAAATCACCATCTAAATTAAAACTTGTTGTAAAATTTAAATTTGATGAAGAATTTTGAGTGGTAATATATTGTAAAGAAGAACTATAAAAAGAGAATGAACTACTTACGTTAAATGATGCAACAATGTTATTTAAAGTATCATTAAATGTAGAACCAGTTGGAATATATATAGTAGTTGGTGTGTTTAATGGACCCGAATATATACTGCTTGAAATACTACCTGTAATATTTAATATAGTTCCATTTACAATAAAAGATCCTGTTGGGTTTAATATTGGTGACAAACTAGCACTGCTTATAGATAAAGTAGCTGGGATATTACCTAATGTAAAATTTTCGTTAAAATTACTACTTCCACTATTTCCTAATAAATAATTAGCAATGTTTTGATTACCAAGACTATTAAATATACTTACTCCTAAAGATTGTAACATGTTGTATACAAGATCTTTAGAAATACCAATCTCTAAATTGTTATTAGCTAAATTTATTTCAGGGATTGTTTTAATATATACCCATATATTATCAAAAAACTGACCCATCATATTTAAAAAGGTCACATAATTTGCATTATCAGGATCATCTACTATATATCCTGGTACTGAGTATTTAAAGTAATCAACATTATTTGAGTCATAGTCTTCAGCCTTTAAGGATGAAGATGCATACCAAATACCTGCTACTGATGATGTTGTAGGTAATAAAACATATGGTTTATAGCTTCCTGATTTAGGATAAGGAGTAATTCCATATTGGTCTGTTGAAAGTAAACTACCTGATTCAAAATATAAATAATTTTCAAATCCATCAAAATTTGAAATAATACTATTAATACTAGAAGATAATGTGTTTATTTCTGATTGTAAACTGCTAGAAAAACTGCCTGAAAAACTACCACTTATTAAGTTGTAAGTTGGGTATTGAGCTATAAGATTGTTATAGTTTTCAATTTGTTGTACTTTAGTATAAAAATTATGTACACGTGATAAAGCAGATCCAAACGTTACAAAACTACCAAATCCACTTTCACCACTTCCATTACCACTATAATTTATATTAATATCAATACTTTGAGAATTATTTAATTTAAATAATCCTTCTTGATCATTTGCAAACTGATTTTCATAGGGTCCGTCAGTTGAATTTAGACCAAATCTTGATAGGTTACTAAAATTAGGTCCTCTTAATGTACTGCCTGTTGGTGCAGATAATATAGCATCAAGATTAATATCAAAAATATAAGGTGTTGAAATTTCTTCTACAACCCATAATGATGATTTTTCAGTAATAGAATCATCTAAAGTATTATATAATTTAAATAATATTTCATATCCAGTATCAACTCTATTTAAAACAATATTAGTAACAAGTTCTTGTATATTATTACCAAAATTTAAAAGAAAAGGATCGAAAATAGAAGATGTAGTATAAGATTCTATTAAAGCAAGAGAACCTGTTTCGATTTGATTATCTGTTAGTACTACAGATCCAACTCTAATTTCTGTTCTATCAGGAGAAATTTCTTTAATAAATAATTCTGCTGAGGGGTAGCTTGAAATTTTATTTCTAAATATATTATATTGAACCTTAAATTCACCTGATGAATAACCTAGATTTTGTAAATCTTGTACAGGATCAATTTCAATAACAGGATATGTTGAAGAAGTTGTACTTAAATTAGATACACTACCTACTTGAGCACCTGTGGCTGTTTGGTTTGTTGTATTTAAATCAGGGGTTGTTCCTGGATTTAGAGGTTCATCTGTAGGTAATTTATAACTACGATAATTGTAATTATCTTCTAATGGATTACTAGTAATGTCATAAACATGATATTCTATATAATCACTAAAAGGATCAAAATTTTTCTTAATATTTAAAGAAGTAATTAACCTTAAGTCATCTGTTTCATAACGTGAAACTTGACTTGTACTTAGAATACTACCTACTATTTTAATATTATCTGCCATTATCTTATTGCTGTTGAGAACCCTGTCTTGCAGCGTTCACTGTGGTTTGTATTTCTACTAATTGTTGTCTTAATGAAGTAATTTCATCTAACAATGCTTGAATATCTGTATCATCTATTCTTACTCCTAAAGTACCTGCTATTCTTTCTAGCAATTGTCTTAAAATATCTTCTGGTAGGAAGTCATATAAAGAATTAAATAGTGCTAAAAAATCTTCTATTGTAAAAGATGGGATAGCTGCATCCTGTGCATCTACTTGAACGGCTGGAGGTAATTGACTAAATTGTCTATTAATTACTTTATCAAAAGCATCTTTATTAAATACTGTTTTCTCTAATGGTATACGAGACATTATCTTATAACTTTAAAATAGTAATTATTATCAGATATAACTGTTTCACCATCTAAAAGCTCTGTTTTAAACAACAACTTGTAGTAACGTTCAGGTTCTAATCCATTCATATAAACATCAAAATAATTGCCTTGAGAATCACAACTTATTTTAGTATATGTTCTGTCATAATCTACGACAATTTCTTCGGTATCCAAGTCCTTTATTGACCAATATGAAGAAGTAGGTAAAGCTTTATTATTTAAATAAAGTGAAGTGGTTGAAAAAGATCTAGATGGAAACTGATCTCTAACATTTACTCTAAAACGTTGAACTGAATCTTGTTGGTATTCACCCTTGTTATTACCTAAACTAGCTACAAATGTGCTAGATGTAACTTGTGTTAAAGAACTAGTATATGAAAAATCATTCCATCTTATTTCTAAACAAGGAGGATAAATTGTATGAGTATTTCCTGAGAAATATTTTGTTTCAAATTTAGATTGAGATGTAAATTCTATAGATGAACTATGTTTTAAAATAAAACCATCATTAGGTATTGAACTACTATACCAAGCTCTTACAGTATTAGATACTTTTAATTCAATATCCTTAGAAGTTGAATTTGTAAAGGATTGTGTTGCTTGATAATTTACATTTGAATTCCATGTACCACCACCAGACACTGCTGCACTTCCACTTCTATACGAACCAGTTACACCTGATGGGAATGAATTATTAATCCAAGCATTACCACCATTTTGATCTTTGTATTGCCAACTAACTCCATCTGTAGTAATAGGAGAATTACCTAATCTACCAGTACCCATATTCCAACTTCCTGATAGTGGGTGACACAATAATGTATAGTCTAAAGGTATAGATGAAGCGTTAGCTAAATATAACTTTAAATATGCATCAAAATTATTATTACCTACTTTATTAGCAAGTATATCGCTTATTTGAGCAGAAGGGAATTTAATAACAGCACGTGACACTTCATCAGTACCATTAATTGAATAGAAAGTGCTAATCTCTAATATTTCATCTAATCCTGTGTTTAATGTAGGATAGAATGAATACAGAGTAGCACTCTTTTCAGGAAATATTTTATAGATTGCCATAGTTAGTAATTACTACATATAAATATGGTAACTATCAAACTATTTTACGCTAATAATGCGTGATATTCTTTAAAATGTTTGATACGATCAGCTAAACCAATTGTACCACCGTTAACACGTTTAGTGATAGATGTAACAACTGCATCAGTAGCACCACCATCTGCCATTTTATGTAAACCATTTTTGTTAAAGAACCAAGCGGCAGACAACAATGCATATTTGTCAGCTACTGCTTGAGGATTAGCTGTCATATCTTCATTAATTGATTTACCAAAGGCAGTGTAGTTATCTTTACCTGTTAGTTGAATATAACCACGACCACAGAATTTAGCACCATCGCCACTTGCTTCAGGACCATTACCCATTCTACCACCATATACTTTATTAGCGATTTTTTCTGGTTTGCGTTCGTATTGTTTAGCTAATGCTTCTGTTGGAAAATATTTTTTAAAAATACCCATTAAACCTTTAGCACTATAATTTAAATTTTCTTTTGTTAAACGGAATCCACCACTTTCATGACCACATTGTGCTAAGAAGTGTGCTAATCGTAATGGAGTATTAATTTGAAACTTTTCCATCACAGCAGGAATCTGTTCAATAACTTTATCAGGAACATGTCCTTTTAATTTTTGTAAATTCATATTTTTAATTTTTAATAAGTAACAACTCTACCTTGAATATCAGTATCAGGATATCTTACTTCAAATATTGAAGGATCTGCTGAAGGATATACATTACTATTTCTAGTAGCTCCTGATATGTCGTACCCAAGTGTTGAATATAAAGTTCCAGTAATATCTTGTTTGTTTATTATTTCTAATTTAACTACAGATTGTACTCCTTTTACTTGTAAAAGAGTAATCATAATTTCTGAAAGGATAATTGGTTGATTTATTTGCCAATTTTCTATATTAAAATAATTTTTTAAAGCATTAGAACAATCTTGTAATACAAGTTGATTATTAAATCCTCCTACTATAGTAACATCGAAATTAACTCCTATATTAATATAAAATGCATCTCTAATATTAATAGCATCAGTTACCATTCTATATTCATTCAAATATGTAGATAAATTTTCTTTTAATGTTGTTGTTGCTTGAGTTAATTGTTTTTTATCATTATAAGCTAAAACATACATATCTAAAGACAATGGATTGGAAACTGCTGTTGGAGCTACAGTTTGTTGTGGATTAGAATTTAAATCTTGACTAACATATACTTTAGATATACTACCATAATCTGAAGGTAGTGATAATGCTCTTACAATGTAATCATTTTTAGTTACAGCACGTAATTGAGATGAATGAGCATATAAAGCATTATTTCTAATTTCTTCTATCTCATCAGCACTTCTACCACCTGAAGATGGATTTGGATTAGTTGATACTACACTATTTCTAATTGTATCATCTATAAGACCTGATTTAAAATAAACTCCTGAAATATCAATTGTAGTTAAATCATTAGCAGGTACATTTGAAGTTATACCACCTCCTATTAAATAACGTATAGTTAACGTTGTGTTTGATGGAGCTAAACCATATTCTTGGGTATAAAATATAGATGTTTGATTATAATTATCTAATAAATTAGATACACCTGGTACTAAACCTAATTGAATATTATCTGGGGTTGGGATTATATTATTATCAGACTTATTAGAAACACCTGCTCCAAATTCTAATTGTAAACTATTATCAGATAATAATCTTGAAACAAATCTACGTGGAGCACGTTTTAGTTTTAATAAATAAGGAACTTGATCAGAATTATATGTTGGGTTAGCTAATTTATCATAAATTGTAGATTGAGCTAAATATGGAACTTCATACCACAAATTACCATCACTATCAGTTACATCTAAAATTTGTAAAATATTAGTATCAGTAATATTAACAGTAGAAAATTTAGTTGGATTTTCAAAATTAAAAGTAGTTGATTTAATTTCAGCTGATATAACTGGTACTGATTTTTTTATTAAAAAATTACTAGTATCGTAAAAAGTAATAGTAGCACTTCCTGTATCACTAAAATCTATTTGTTCAGTAGTTAAAAATTTAGTTCCTGTAGATACTGATGTTAATGGTGTATTTGTAGGAATAATTAATCCATAATTAATATCAGGAATAACAGCATCATTTATAATTGTAGAAGGCATTAATTGAAAAATATCAACTGTAGTTGATGATGCATATGATGCTTTAGGACGATATCCTAAGACATAAGACATAGCATATAAATTTTCTTTTTCTTTAGCGTATAATAAATAATTTTCTTGTACTTGATTATCAAGATAAAATGACATTACATCACCAACATATGAAGCCATTTCAATAAACATAGCTCCTGGGTTGGCATCTGAAAAATCATTATATGCTGTTGGAAAATATGTTTTAGCATAATTTATTAAATTAGCTTTAAAAGCACTAAAATCTTTATTTAAATAAGATATATTTTTATCTTGAGTCATCATTATATAAATTGTACAGTTACTTGATCGGGTTCGTTTGAAATCCTTAAACGATAATTTATAGTTACATTTAAAGTATTATAATCAAAATCATTTTTAATATCTACATTACCTAATTCTACTTCAGGAATAAAAATATTAATAGCGTCTATTATCTTAATTCTTAATAATTCTGTACTATCACTAGTCATATTTTCAAATAATGATCTTCTTAAATCAGCGCCAAATTCAGGATTCATTATTCTCTCGCCTTTATCCGTTAGTAATAAATTGATCAAATTAGATTTAATTTGTTCTTTAGTACTATATGTTTTATTAAATACACCTCTAGCATTAAAGGGTAATGATACCCCAATTACAATGTTTTTCTGTAAATCTAACGGATTTACTCGTATTGTTTGAGGTATTGGCATATTATCCTAAATTTCTTAATCCTGATCTATCTTGAGCGGTCATATTGTTAGCGGCATCATTAATAAAAGCTAAATAAGGATTAACAGGTTCACCTGTAACCTCATCAACGGCATTAATTACTTCTAATTTAGGCGCAGATGGTTGGAAACCAAATGCTTCACCCATTTGTGCAGCTAGTTGACTACGTACACCCCCAGGCAATGGATTAGTTGGTACATTAGCACTAGTAAAACTCATTGTTTTACCTTCACGTAATGCTTTTTTTTCTTGTTTAGCCATATGCTCTTCAAGAATATATGGTAATTCTTCATGAATAGCATCAATTACTGCTTCCTTAATTAATTTTTTAAATGCTTTAATGTTCATAATTATAAATATTTTATCCTTGTAAATTTTGATTATCAATTTGTAATTTTAATTGACTTATCAGTTGTTGTGGGTCTAATGTAAATGAATAATCACTTTTTAATTGTTCTACGCCTTTAGTATTAACTGCTACAGCATAATGGCGTTTATTTCCTTTAACTACAAATCTAGGATCATCTTCTTTTTTAAGAACAAATGTAAATCCTTTATAATTTCCAATTATACTATTATTATTACTAGGAACAACTCTATTAACAAGACCATTTAATGTTGATAAAGAGGAATTATTAAGAGTATCTTGTAACGAAGTTGTGCTTACTTCTGGATTTTGTTTTGCTAATAGGTTTAATAATGTTGTGGAATTACGTAATCTATCAGCATATTCACTATCAGATTCATCTGATCTACGATTAATATCAGATATTGGATTTTCACTGGATGATGTAATTTGTGATATGTAATCAAATAATTCATTATCATTTAATAAATCTAATGTTTTATCTTCAATTTTTTGATTAATTTCACGTAATTGTCTTTTTAAATCTTCTAATATAGCAATAGCAGATGTTAGCATTGGTATTAATATAGAAACTGTTATACCTATACCGTCACGAATTTCTTTAGCATTAGACCATTTAATAGTTGCTGGTTTAGCAAGAATACCTAATGGGGATGGTACGGGAATTATATTTAAAATAGCAGTTAATATTCCAAATATTGTTAATATAACGTTTAATGTTTGTAATACTTTTAATATAGCTCTTATTCTATTTTCTTGTCTATTTATAGTACTAATAGCTCCATTTCTAGCTATTCTAGCTTGGTTTAATTGAGGTAATGTTACTGCGTTATCAATAATTTCATTTGTTTTATCTACTAATTCTTGAAGTTCAGCACTATTGGCTATAACTTTAATTAATTCTCCTGTTAATAAAGATGCTGTTATTTGTACTAAACCCTTAAATACATTTTTTAATAACTGTTGGACTTTTTCAGATTTATATAACTTATATAAAGTTTCTCTATTTAATTTTTTTCCAGCAACTTTTCCTTTAAATTGAACATAGTCTGTTTTTATTTTTATAAAAGGATCTAGTAAAATTTTTTGTAATCTATCTTGTAATCCTTTTAAATTTTTATCAATTTTTGCTTTTTCTTTTAAATAATTTTCATTTTCAAAAGCAACAGCAGCTTGATATTCTTCATCTGATAAAGTAGGTGGATTTTCAATTACTCTTCCAAATTCATATGTTGTTGTACCTATATTTTGTTTTGATAGTTCAAGTAATTTTTTAATATGATTTTTTTCAAATTCAATTTTTCTTAAAATTGTTTTTTGAATTTCATCTTTTAATTTTTGAACAATACCTAATGCAGCATTTATAACCTGTTTTTTAGCATTATCAATTAACTGTTGTCCAAAAGATTGTGGATTTTGGATTATTGATAGCGTGTTTGTTACACTACTAGGAACTAAAGATGATATGTTGGATTGTAAATCAGCCATTATATTGTAAAGGTTGTATTTGATTTTAAAGTTTCAATCTTATCATAAAGAGGTTTTAATTGAGCTTGTAGAGCTTCAGCTGATCCTTGAACCTTAGCTAGGGGACTACCGCTAGCATTTGTAGATGTTGCTGTAAGGGAAAGTGCAAATGCATCTAATGCTGATATTAATGATAATAAAAAATCACCAGTTTTTCCTCCTAATAGTAAAGGTTCAGATGCTGGTGTATCATCGAAACGAGTTCCTAGGATAATTTTAGGATTAGGACCTTTAGGAACAGCATCTCCTTTAACATTAATATAAACTCTTCCACCATTTAAATTGATATAATTATTTGTACTAATTTCAACATTAGTAGAAGCAAATATCATTACTTCATCAAATTTAGAATTTAATACAACTCTTCCAGCAGTTAATATAGCTTGAGAATTTGAATAATCTCCTACACTTTCAGGAAGAGTAATTGGATTTAAAGGATCTTTAACTTCTACTTTTAAAGGTATAATTTGATTAGATGTTAAATAAAGTGAAGAAGCATCTTCATTAATTTGTTCGATATAAAATTCTTTATCCTTACTATATTTGTGACCATTAGAAATAATAGTAATAGGATAACCTTCAAGCCCAATATCAGACCATTCATTTCTGTTTGAAGCTACTCTTACAGTAGTTCCAAAACGAATAGAATTTCCTTTTCTACCTTGTATTATATGATCACCTTCATAATTTAAAATATTTCTTATATTAGCATCTTCTAAAAAAGTTTTTCCTAATGGAGATTTTGAATTTGCTGTCTGAGAGTTAACTTGACTATCACTCCATAAATTTATAGAATTTATATAGTATTTTTCTGGTGCTAAAGGTACTAATTGAGATGATGGAGAAGGTAATTCAATTATATATACTAATTCTCCTAATAAAGGGTAATAACAAAATTGAGGAAATAATGGTTTTGCAGGAGTACATCTATTTAAGAAAGCATCTACATCTAAACTACTTCCAACTATAGGATCAATATTTTTTGATTTATCATAATCTAAATAAAATATAGTTCCTGGTGCAGAAAATCCTCCTACTCTTTCAAATTGTCTGGGGGTTGGAGTATTATTAGTAGTAACAACACCCATTACCTTGCCTACTTGTAAAGCGGGTGTTTGTGGAATAGCTGAGGTATTAGATGACTTACTAACACCTGCTGTTTGATTACTTATACCTGTTCTTATTGATAAAGGCATTACTTAATAGTTTCGTATTGTAATTGTTGCTTTTGAGGAGCTTGTTCTAATAATTTCTTACCTTCCTCTTCTATCGCTTTTTGTTCTTCTAATAAAGCAGTTATTTCATCCATATTAATTAAATCCTGTCCAGCATTAGCGTTAACAGTTGATGCACGTTGTGCAATAGCTGCCATTTTAATTAATTGTTCATTATTTTTTACATTAACATCAATTAAATCTTTAACAGTAGGCATTAACATTACCGCGGAACCCGCGTTAGATGTTGCCATAGGTTTCATAGTATCAATAAATTCACCAATCTGTTTGTCAATATCTTTATTATTCTTGTGTATTTTCTTAAATAAATCCGATAAGGACATACCGTCAAATACAGTTACATCGTCAAAATTAGCCATAAAATGCGTTTACGTATAAATATAAGTAATTAAATCTTTATATATCCGTGATCATAATACTCATTATATAGTCGAGTACGTAATGTATCCAATTTTTTAATAATCTTAGTAATCTGAGGAGTGGATACATCTGTCATCTCGCGAATATAGATGTATAGAGCCTTTTTATTAAATATTTCTAGTGTTTCACGCTTACGAAATAATTCAATAATAGCATCTGCTGTCTGAGCATCGTGTTGTTTTGGAAATAATGTGTGTATATGTTTATCAATATACATTATATACTGGTTAATGAATAGATTTGGTGAATGCATTTCATCAATAGCATCCATTGATTCATATAGTTGAGTTTTGTCTTCGTCTATATCTTCAACATCAGCTTTTTCTTGTAACTTTTTGTAATTGTTTTCATTGTAAACAATAAGGTAACGTTTAGCAATAGTCCCAAAGTAACTAAATGCTTTACCTTTTTCAGCCTTATATAAGTGTAATTTTTCAAGCAAGAAAGTAATAACTTCATGCTTTAAATCTTCAATAGTATCCGTATCGGTATAGTAAAACTTAAATGTATGGATAATATTTTCAGCTAATTTATAAAAACCGTACTTAATACGTTCATTATAAATGCGATTACGCTCAGCCGTATCTTCAGTAATAAGATATTCGACGATAGCGTCCTCAGTATCTTGAGTAAAATAAATTCTTGGTTCTTTTGGTTTACGCTTACGAGGTTTACCGCGTTTAGTTAACGCTATCGTTTCATCATCGTCTCCGAATATATCGTAGTCGTAATCTTCTTCATATGGATATGCCATGTTATTATCTTAGTTTTAATAACAGTATACGAAAGGAAAGTAACGTAACCAAACTAGTTTTTACGTGTGTTGAATTGACTTACTAAAGTTTGAATTTCTCTTAAGTTTTGAAAAAACGTTCCAACTTCATCATCCGCTTGGAATGCACCTTGTAAATCTAATTCTTTTAATCTAGCCTCTCCATCAGCAGCAATAATACCGATAGCATCAACATATTCTTGTTGTTGGATAAACGCCTTTTCTAAAGCATTATTACGTCTTATAAGTAAAAAAGCACCAATGATAGCTAATTCAATTAAATGAATTATTACTACCCATAAAGCTATTATCATATTTAATTATCGTTTAGGGGCAAATTGACTTTCAAATTCATCCGGCTCAATAGAAATCATTTCACGGATAGATTCGATTTGTTCTTTTAATCGTTCAACAGATTCATTCACATCGCTTTGTGAACCTCCTCTATTTACTTGAATTTCAACTCTGTTTACTGTTGTTCCTAGTTGTACTAATTTATCAAGTACGTTGTTTTTATATCTCATAATATATGTTTATATATAAATATACGGTAATTCCTGTCCCCACAATCCCTGCTACCCTTCACGTTTCTTCCCATCCACCCGTTCAAACCAACCGTAGGTGGAAGTTACGAAAGATTTTTTATACCTCCAAAGAAGAAGAGTAACTTTTGGTTACTCTTTATTTCTAAATGCTTTTAATTCTTCTCGAATCATATTTTTTAAATGCTCTTTGACTGAATTAATTTTTGGAGATTGACTTAAAATAGTATTAATAGTTTTAATTGTGATTGGATCACTAACAGTAAACTCAAATGTATCATCTAGTTTATTATCTTTAATATCAAAACTATCAACTTGAACTCCGACACGTTCTATTTTATTAAGAAACGCTGCTTTATCTTCTAATTTTATCTTATAATGTTTTTCCATATCTATAAATATTAACTTTTAAATTTTCTATTCAAGTTGCTTGTACCTCCACTAATCCTACTCTTATACGTATATACTATATATCCAAGTTTTTTAGGTCCTCTAACCAATTGTTTTCGGTCCTATTATCCCATCTTACACCTACACCATCAATATATTTGCGAATATAAGTCGGTCCGGTTTGTGTAATATCACGATAATAAGAAATAACATCCCATTTAGGGTCAAGTGGATCGGGAGTGAGAGTATAAGCATGAGCTTTCTGACAAACGAATGGATCACTTATATCCAGCAATTCATAATTAGATTGATCGTCACGTGTGATATTTTTCATAACTTATTGTTTATACTGGGAAATATAGGTAAGAGTCGTGCCGTCACCACGCTATTATATTGAACCCGATACGTGATCTTGTACAATACGTTGCACAACGGCCATATCTGCTACGGCTTTGTCCCACTCTTCAAGTGTCATGCCGTGTTCACGTGCACGTTCCTCACGTAATTGTCGCGCATGTATTTCAAATGCTTCTTTAGTTAATAGTATTTCGCCTGTGTACTTTTTCATAGTGGTAAATATAAATATATATTTTTGCCGACGCAAAAAATTGTATTAAAAGAAATTTTGGGATTTTGCAAAGTGGGTGCAAAGGGGTTATTTTGGAATTTGGGATATGCGTATATACTGTCGGGGTGTAGAGATCGTATTCGTGTTGAGAATATACATAGCTTTGCCTTTTTTTGTGCGCGCCGTCGATGGACCGCAATTGGCGTGGGAGCATTCCGCGCACATCCCGCTATCGGGTCGCTATCACCCGCTATCGTCTCGATCTCTACGACCTTTTTGTACAACGCGCGATGCCGCGCGCCTTTTTGTACGCGCGCACTACTCGTGCATATTTTTGTCGTGCGCGTACTCCTCGGTCACTACCTCACCAATCCTGTATCCCGCGATGAATACTATTAATACTAATGTTACTTGTAATACTACTTCAATAATTGCTATCATGTGTTTAATTTTTATTATTATCATCACCCATCCCAAATTCCTTCAGTATTGCTATTGCTTCAGTTTTAGTCACCCACCCATTACCGTCTACATCTACTAGGTTACCTACATAGTACATGTCGTTCATGTTCATTAATTCGTTTACTTGTTTAATCACTTTAGCGTCTGCAATTGCGTCTGCTTGTCTATTTAATTCATTGTACTGTCTTGGAGTCATATCTATTAATTGTTTAATTATTTATACCGTCAATATATGTTTATTATTCAGCCCAACCACTAAATGGATCAACATACTGATGTAATTTATCTGTACTTAATTTCCATTCATCGGTTTTAGTTTTAACCACTGCTGTTACCTTATTCATCTTGATTATTATACCGTATTCAGTTCCTGAGTACATACTCATACCTCGATCATTGGTTTCTAAGTAGAATTGAACACGATCATTTACTTGAAATATTGGTAATGTTGGTTTTGTAATTTTTTGTTTCATATCATTTAATTTTATACCGTGAATATACGATCATGGCTATGCCATGACACGTTTCGGTGTATATTGGTTATTATATTGTTCGATGATCGGTTTCATGTGTGCATCGATCGCATCAGCGTCCGCTTTGGTCTTGTCGCTGGACCAGTTCAACACACACGTGTCATGTGAGCTGCGATGCCAAGTGATCGTATCGTCTGCACTGGTGTAATCGTGTGGAGCGAATAATACGGTACCATCACCTTCATCGTCATGCATTTCATACCCTAATGACTCAGCAAACGCGTACGCTGCTTTATTAATTGCGTTTCTAATTTCTTTCTTGTTCATGTTTTAATTTTTATTATACCGTCAATGTACGACCTGAACCGTGCCGTCCAAGCAGCAATTGAGCCGGGTTGAAACCCAGCTCGCTCACCATTAAAAATTAAAAGTATGAACCTAATTTAGAGCAATATTGCTCAATATATCTACTGGTACTAGCTCCCCAGTGTATTTTAATCTGGAGCATTCCCATTCAAATTCGTTATTATAAATGTACACGTAATCTACACCGTAATCCTTCCCCACTGCGTCCAGCTCACTGGTATTCACGTCTCTGGGTTCAACCATACCCCATGGTTCTTTTCGATCGCGATGGAACGCTACGCAGCTGGTTAGTGTTGCGTCCAGAGAGCTCAGATCCCCTAACTCCATCAATTCAAATACTGCGGACGGTGAAGTGTAATTATCCACTAGCAGCTGACCGTTATGCTCTGGGTAACCGTCCCAGTGGCAATAAATAATCTTAGTGATCCCATTATCTAAATTCATCCCAATTAATGATCTTGTAGCCATAACTTTTAATTTAATTTTTATTTAATAACGTGAAGATAAGGCACTTTTTAGTGCCTACCAACTTAATCTTCAATTTCAATGTCTGAAGCGAAATTTAAATTTTCTCTATCTACATTTTCAATAAAACAGTTTACCATTTGTTCTTCATCACTTTTGATCGTGTTACAAAACTGGTTAAATTGTTCATCACTTTCGAAATCGTCTTTGGAAAAAATAACTTTGTAAGTTACAGTTTGTTTCAATACTAGTTCATTCATATTTTAATGTTTTAATTAACACAAAGATAAGGTAGGTACTTTGACCTACCAAAACTTATACATCACCTAAGTTAATAATTACTACTTTAGGTCCAATATAAGTTTCTTCACCTGTTTCTTCATCTTCCTCATAACATTCATCCCACTCCATTTCAGAATCATCAACCCCAGAATAACCACTATCATCAAACGGTGTATCTAAACTAATAGATTTAATGGGTGATTTGTAAGTGAAGTCTGATGGGTCAGTTGACTGACATAAAACTTGGGTTTGAGGATCAAATGTGTTTAATTGATCGATTAATTCTTTAACTGTCATATTTTAATGTTTTAATTATACATCAATATACACATATAATTTTGACACTACAAATAAACATGTTGATTTACTTTATGCAGACTACTTACTCTCAACTCACGGTACCAGGCGAATTCGTCTGGGCGATCAGCTGGGTCACTAGTAGTGAACGATACTCGCGTACCGTACTCCAAGTTGATCGGCTCACCTTGCACTCGCATCCCGAATATAAACG